TTAGGACTACAGGACACCCAATGGCGATTAAACATCTAGCCGCGTTACCTTCCGACGCAGATGCGGTGGCGGCAATAAACCAAAAGTTAGGCACCGACTTTACTGCGGCAGACTACGCACGTTGGGACAGAGGAGGCAACAGTAGGCGCAGCCAGGAATTCGACGAAGCGGTCCAGAAGTACGTAGGTGCGACCAAGTTCAATGCCGTCGGTACTTTGGCCAGCCTATGGGCCCTAGTCAAGTATATCGTTCTGGGCAAGTAAAAGTCCTTACTGATGACAGCCAAAGGTACTCGTACTTCTGTAACCGCAGGCCTAAAGAGGGCAGCAACCGGGTATTGGTCCAAGAGGACGTTCGGCGTGTACCATGAATTAGGCGTCGCCTCCTGGGGTAAGTTGAAAGCCGACGTGGTTGCCGTGAATCGCAAAGGGCACATTGTTATAGTGGAGGTCAAATCTTGTTGGGCCGACTTTCACACCGATCACAAGTACCACAAGTATCTCCCGTACTGCAACCAGTTCTACTTTGTCTTCACCGACACCCTGTGGGCCTCACATAGCGACAGGATTGTCCTGCCCCGAGAGTGTGGTGTACTGGTTCTGTCTTCGACTACGGGTCTAGTAGAAGCGGTACGCCCTAGCACCAACCGCAAGATGGAGCCGTCGGTAAAGAAGGATATGGTGCTTCGCATGGCCTGGAGAGCTGCGACATACTCCAAATATCAAGGAACACGCAGAACCAGAGTGTTCCTACAAACTCAGTAATTTCATGTCTAAACACATAAGCGACCTCACTAGGAGCTCTATCTATGATTCCGCAAAGCCACAACGCATCTGCCAATGAAGATCGCCTAGTCGCTCAAACACTGGCCTCTCTACCTGACGACATCACTGGCTTCCGCGAAGCCAGCCAGCTCTACGGCAGCGAGTTTTTCGCCGATGAAACACCCTCTTTCAAACAGAAGTTGTGCCTCGCCTTGCGTAACAAGTACCAGCGCATAGGCACCAACAACTTCTGGAACACACACTCGTCTATTTAAACCACAGGTGACCTATGGCTCTACGTGCGGTATCAACGCTACACACGCCGAAAGAATTTAAGCTCTCTCGCGATGAGCGCCTGACCGGCTTCCTTCCCCTTTACGAAGCTCGTTATCGCGAACACGTCAGCTTGGTGATCAACTCCCTCGTTTTGCAGGGCTTTCTGCCTATGGCGCGCAACGATCGGTTCCTCGCAGGCGTTAAGCGTCAGGTACTGAACGAGGTGCTAACGGCGCTCGTAGGGGATCTGAGGTCGAGGGCCAACAAGTCTATTCTGCGTCCCTCCTCCGACCCTAAGAAACCCGGGTATGACTTCGAGTTCGAGCTGGTGCCTGCGAGTACAGGAATGTTGCTCCTTACGAAGAAAGGTCAGATTACCTTCCTGAGCTCGTGCGGCATCAAGATGTCGATGGCCGAAGAGGATAACTATCAAGAAGTAGATACTGTAGGGCTCGTGTTGACAGGAGAAGATGTACGCAACAACTGTGTATCTCTAGGACCAGTACTTCGCAACTCCCTAGCCTCTTCGCTCAAATCTATGAGCGTAGACTCGGAAGGTACTATTACCGTAACCATGCACCTGACCAAGCGCGAAGTCGAGTTCATGACGTCGACGCCGCTGATTGCTGTGCGTCCTGGCAACCTGTATGCCCTTCTGAGCCTTTGGGTGGCCTCCACTCTGGGTAACACTACCCGTATGCCGGTCGCCAGCATGTCGATCACGCATATCTCCAAAGCCGTAACTGCCGCTTCTGCGGGCAAAGATGTCGCGGCACGGAACAAGAACAACAGCATCGTGGTTTTGGAAGAAGGTGGTTTGGCGTACATCCCGGACGTCGACCAGTCTGCTCAGTACGAGCAAGCCTTGCACGACTACGGCATCCAGGAAGATGGAAGCTACTGCTTCTCTCCTCCTAAAGAGGCGCAAACCGAGTACAAGATAGGGCAAGAGTCTACCGGCAAGAAATTGCCTATCAACATGCCGATCCTTACGGACTGGGTGAACCTCAAGTTCGCCTACTCCAACACGGAAGGCAGGCTGGCTGTTCTAGACCTAGACCGTAGTGTGAAGCTTCGGCCTACGCATGTGCGCCGATTCCTAGAGCTGAACATGACGAAAGGGAAAGGTGCAGCCTTCTTGAGCAAGATGGCGTTGCTCTTGCAGGTGTTCGGAATCAAGATTGCGCCTACTGCAGAGCAACTCTCCCAATACAATACCTCGATCGCAGACGTCAACGCCCTGGTAGCCTTACCTCTGGTAGACTACGTAGCCAAGATAGGCAGTCTGACGGTCAACCTGCGGCTGTCCGAAGAGTTGTCTGTAGAGGACGATCTCAAGCTGACCTTGATCCGTGAAGACAGCGTCGTAGCCCCGTTCCGGGCTGTAGCAGAAGCCTTCAAGCAACTGCAGGCAGCGATCGAAGGCAACTTCGACAAAGCCTACCGCGCGGTGTCCGTGCTTTCGTTCATCGAACTCTTTGCAGGTCTGCGGCTCATCAATGCTTACGCCAAGGACTTCGACAAGGTCGTCCAGATTGACGTAGACCAGCGCAGCGTCTACATCAAGCAAGGTGTAGACCCCGAGCATACCCCGGAGCCTTTGCCGTTCATGCGTAAAGGCAGCTTCATGCTGCCTCACCAGAAGAAGACCGAGAACCTGATGCGGGGCAATCCTGCTTTCGCTATCTACTCTATCGATGCTGGCGGCGGCAAGTGCTTAACAGGGGAGAATGTGGTAGCCACTAAGCAGGGGCTCCTCACCTTAGATGAAATGAGACTAATGTCTGGGTCTTGTGCAGGTGACAAAGGGTTCCGCTCTGCGGAATTCGACATAGTCTCCTCCTGGGGGATGCAGAAGACCGACAGTACCTACCAGCGCAAAGGTAAGACGGTTCGGGTGAAGTTTTCGGATGGAACTATTGTGGAAGGTCTACCCGACCATCGATTCTGGGCGTACAAATATTCAGAAGGGTTTCAGTACGTGCGGTTAGACAAGCTAACCGCAGATCACTTAATTGAGAAAAAGATAGGGTTAGGTTTATTTGGGACAAAGACTGACCTTACAGAATACAGACGTAAAGCTGCCTCTTCGCTCACAAGTAAAGCTAAGACCAACTTTGACAACTTGGGTAACTCCGTTCCTAGACACCTAACCGAAGATCTAGCCCGGGTGTTGGGCTATCTAGTAGCTGAGGGTTATACCCCCTTAGATACCGAGGGGAGAAACCTTGCGGTTTTCCACAATAAAGACTCGGATGTACTTAAGGACTACTCGGATAGCTTGTCTGCTCTGTTTGGGGAGAATTCGTACCGAATAAAGGCTGGTTCTAAGGGCCTAACCTCTGTGGAAATATCAGATAAGGCAACCCGAACCTTTATTCGGTCGTTGCTAACCTTAGGCACCTCGTCTTTCAAGGAAGTTCCTCTTTGTGTGCGGCAAGCCCCTAGAGAAATTCAAACAGCGTTCCTCTCCTCATTATTTGAAGGGGACGGCACTATCTACTGGAAATCTATGGGGGTAGGCAAGGAAGATAGTAAGCACGCTACCTTAGCCTACACCACTATTAGCTGGAGGCTAGCCTTGCAGGCAAAAGTGATGCTCGAGAACTTGGGCATACCAGCTACTATTAAAAGTAGAAAGGGGTACCTCAGCAGTAATGGTACTGACGGCACGGTAACGGAGCGTCGCCCTTACGAGGTTTGTGTCAACTACAGGTACCAAGACAAGTTTGCCGAGATCGGCTTCCGATCTTCTCGGAAGAAGGCCGCCTTAGCTGCGGCTATAGACTTGCTGGAAGATTCCCTATCCAACGAAGATAACCGCAATATTGAGAGTCGCGGCTCTTGGAACAAGCTGAACTTGCGTCGCGAGTACTTGGATCTACTAGAAGAGACTGCGGATCTAATATCGGAGTGCAATATTGAGATCACCACTGCCCCGCAAGTCAGGCACTACGACTCTGGTATCGTTACAGAAGTGGCGGCTATCGTCCGTACTCAGCCTGCTCATATTAGGGCTATCTGGAAAGAAGCCTTAGCAGATTCAAAGGGGCCTAATTCCTACGGAAGGTGTGTTAAAGAAACAAAGCTGCCGTACGTGAGTCGCCTTAACATTGACTACCTGAGGCAGTTTGCGAAGCACTGTGCTCAAAGAACAGACCAAATAGGGAAACTATTCCGTACGAGGCTGTCCCAAAAATACGATGAATTTTTCGGTATGGCCGACAAATTTTGGGTAAGGCCACTAGGGCGTAAAGAGGGGTCCTACCGAGACGTTTATGACTTGAGTGTGCCTGGACCTCATGACTACGTTGTTAATGGCATGATGTCCCACAATACGATGTTGGTTCTGACCAACGTGCTCAAGGAGCTCAAGCAAGGTCATTGCAAGCGCCCTATCATCCTGTGCCCCGGCCACTTGGTTCAAGGCTACATCAAGGATGCCGTGTATTTCACGGAAGGTAAGGTCAACATGATCCCGATTACTGCGTACTCCATTCGCCAGAATGGTTACGAGCGTATTCAGGAGATGATCAAGCGGGCGCCGCCTAACACTATCTTCGTCAGCGACTACGACTTCCTGAAACGCAGCAAGGAGCGGATCGCCTACGGCGTGCGCCCTGTGTTCGTGTTCCGTAACGTCGAGTTCCTGCGCCAGTTCAAGTTCGACTTGGTTGCCGCAGACGAGAGCCACTACCTCAAGAACGACTCGACTCGTTCGGAAGCAGCTCAGCGATTCATGGCTGAAATCCCTCGCAAGCGTCTGTGTTCGGGTACTATCGTTACCGATACTCCTATGGACATTGTGGCGCAAGCCTCCATTATGGATCCCTCCATATTCGGTTCGCGCGGAGACTTTGCCACAGACTACGCCCAGGAGATGAAGGGCGAGAAGGTTATGGTCTGGAAGGAAGGAGCAGGCCGCAACATTCGTGCTCAGCTGCAAGAGCATGTAGTGTGGGTGGACTGTCGGCGTAAAGAGTGGGCCACCTTGCTCCCTGATCCGGACGAGACTTTCCACGCGGTTGACCTGACGCCTAACCAGATGGCCTGCTACCAGTCGTTGCTGGAAAAGACCATGGACGACATCAAGAATGCAGCGGCGAAAGATCCGAAGCTGAAAGCGGCCTTGGATGCGGCGGAGGACGAGAACGTATTTGACTCGCTGGCCGCCCTGTTGAAGCCTTACTTGTCTCGCCTTGAAAGTTTCTTGGCTGCGCCTGCCAAGGACAAGTTAGGTCAAGAGCTTCTGACTGAACCGTCGGATCGCATGAGTCCTAAGGTAGCGAAGATCATCGATCTGTGTCGCACTCACCTTAGCACAGGTATCAAGGGCAAGATCTTGATCTTCACCAACCACATTGCTGTGGCTGAGGAGATCTACAACTCTTTCCCGCCCGATCTCAAGAAGCAGGCTATTCACTACATTGCAGCAGAGAAGCTGGAGTGCGGTGCAGCGTTCGAGGGTGATGATCGCAAGACCATTATGGTAGGCGTAGAAAAATCCATGAACACGGGACTTAACCTGCAGTTTGCCAGCCGACTGATTCGGATCGAGACGGTTTGGACCCCAGGCGAAATGGAGCAAGGTAACTCGCGTATCAATCGTCCTGAGCTCAAGAAGGAGGACGTTCGCGACAAGATCTACTTAGACTGGATCGTCTGTAACAAGACCTTCGACATCACTAAGGTGTCGCGCCTTGTATCCAAGATGATCCAGAAGGCCAAGTTCGATGAGCCGCACAACCCAGAGTTCCAGGCACTGACGGAACCTCCGATGATGGCGATGACGCTGAACAACATCATCGCGCAGAATGACTTTGCCCAGGAGCTGGCTCCTTATCTGGAGGCCTACCAGGACTACAAGCAGGTCCTGTACACGGACTACAGGAACTACAGAGAAGAGCACAAGGACGAAATGGATCCTACTCTCTGGGTGCGTTCGGAGAACCTGCCTGGATCTAAGCTGATGGCCCGTACACCGTACATTCCTGACATGGCCTTGTATGGCTCTGATCAGCTAGGTCTGCTGCGGTACGACGAGTACATGCGGATTGACCCGGACGACCTCGAGACCGAAGATGAAGGTGAGGACGAAGGAGACGACGAGGACGAGGCCGAGGACAATTCGTCGCGCGGTTCTGCCCAACGCCAGGCTAACAGAGCAGAGCTGGCTAAGGTGGAGGGCTTAGGCGTTCACACGGAGTTCGGCGACGGCACCATCATCGGTTGCGGCAAGATTCGCCTCAAGATTCGGTTGGCGAACGGCGACGTTGTCCGTCCCCGGAAGCTGGCTTGCTACGTTATCACTCGCCGTGACACTTCGACTAAGGATATCCGCAAGCAGCTCTTGAAGATGTCTGGGGACATTCCGATCGACACGCCTATCGATGTGCCTGCCACTTCGATCAAATCTGGGTCACGCAGGGATCGCAAGGCTGTAGAGGATACCGAACCACCGGTTACCACTTCGGTGCAGGTGGAACTGTACCTCACTATCGTGAACGACTTCCTAGCCCTGGGTGTTCAGGACACGGAAGACCAGACCGCAGTAGGCGCCTTGTCCAAGTTCGGGTTCAGGCTTATCCCGGAGCACTACACCGCTCTTATCCGGACGCCGCAAGCCTTGTTGAAGCTCTACAAGGCATGGTCTGTCGCAGGCCTCAAGATGTACCGTGGTCCTACGATGCGCGCCAAGGAATTGTACGAGAAGGTGAAGAACAAGTCCAAGATGAACATTGTTGGCCTTGCTACCAAACTGTCTCTCCGCAACTTCCTCCTGATGGAGTACAAGGCATCCGGCGACACTAACGCTATTAAGCCTTACCCCATGCTTCGGGACGGCATGCTGTACGTTGGTCTGCCTAGGCGTAACCAAGCAGGTACGGCTGCGGCAATTCGAGTTGCGGTACCTACGGTGAAGTGGGTTGTGGCCGAGCCGGAAATGCTACGGTTCGTGGTTTCCAAGCAGGAGGTAGTCGAGGTCATCAAGTCCCTGATGGCTGCAGGTATCGAGGTCACCAATCTTGATGAACTCGGCAAAGTGTGGAAGAAGATTAGGGTCGTTCGGAATCCGGAAGCGGAAACCGAAGATTCCGACGAGTAACTCTCAACTCTAACCAGAAAAGGAAACACAAATGAAACAGACCGCTATCTATGCTGCACTCCAGTTCATCCTGGCCCAGACGGGCTACCGCGACAAGCAACTTCCTGTAGATGGAGCAGTTTGGCCCCAGTCGGATCAGGCTCTGTGGCAAGTCCTAGCTACCGACAAGCTCAACGTGCCGCCGCACATTGCCCACGAAGTTCCGACCTCCCTGGAAGTCCTTAGCACCTACAAGTCGGTCATTCCTGAGTGGCTTGACCTGGTGAAGGCCGCAGAGGAGCATGCCGCACTGATCGAAGGTGAGACCTACGAACCGCCGGCGGATGCAGTAGTAGACGACGGTGACGAGGACACTGATGAAGGTTCCGAAGGAGAACCTGATTCGGGTGCCCCTGTAGACGATCCTCAGGATCCTGTTGTCGGAGAGCAAACTGCCGAAGCACCTGCGGTGGTAGAGGAGACTCCTGCGCCAGTAGCCGAAGTGGTTGCGGAGTCGGATGCCCCCTCAGATCAGGCCGCTGACGCAGAGCCGGCAGCAGACGTGGTAGCCGAAGCCTCTGCCGACACGGAGGACAGCGAAGCTGCCGAAGAAGCTGCTTCCCACGGCGTCGACATGAGCGACGATCCCGAGGACATCAAGGCAGACGAGTCGAATGAGGCTGGGGGAGTGTAATCTATGGCCCTTACCTTTCGCTCCAATAAGGGGCAAACCTTCCAGGCAGTGAACGGGAAGTTGCCTGAGTCTTTCGAGGTGGCAGAGATCATTGCTTCTACTGCCGAGACTGCTCTGGTGCCCTTCTCGACTCTCCTGAGAGCAGGTGCTCAGGTTGGCCCTGTGATTCAGGCGGGCAAAGGTGGGGCCGTTGCCATCTACCTTACGCTAGATGAGCGGGAGTTCGCCCTAAAACCTGCTAACGACTCTTTGGTGGCGTGGGGTGCCGTCATCAACGTGGCCGCCGGGATCATCCAAGCCATAGACCCTCCGTTGTTCACTGTAGCAAAGATCGTCTTTGCCGCACCCAACAAGATCGTTTTCGCTTGTATGTAACTTGCGTAGTGTAGGACTGTAAATAGTAGGGCAGCGAGGCTAAACACCTTAGCTGCCCTACCGCACCTTTACCTTCTGGACACTATGTTTAATTCCAAATACTCTGTCCCTGTTAAATCCCGCAAGGACGACTTCGAGTTGACGCTGCCAGTTGACCGCAACTGGTACTCGGAAGACAGCCGTCTGCTTATCGTGCTGGAGTCGGTAGACGGCACTGACCTAAAGGCTGGCCGGCTACTGGCGGATCGTAGTAAGGTGGTGGTAGAGAACCTCTTGAACTTTGCGGCACAGCAAGCAGCCCTGATAGATGAGGGCTGCAAGCTGCCTGCTCTTGCGGCCATCAACTTCAACAATGCCCGCACGTTTCATCTGCAAACAGAGACGGAGAAGGTTCCTTACCACACACGATTCGTTAGGCGGATATACGCCGCTATCAAGAAACTCAAGCCTACGCACCTGCTAATCTGCGGTGACGGGGCGATGCACCACCTATTCCCAGACGTGGCGAACAGCCAGTGGAAACGAGGCTGGGTACACAGGCTGACAGTAGGCGACCTTAAGCTTAAGGTTGTGTCGACGCTAGACCTAGAGCCCTTGTACGTACCTAAGCGTACCCTCAAGGAAGAGGATGACGATGGTGGCGACAACGAATTCGAGCGCGACGACTTCGGTAAGTGCAACCTTCTAGGCTACGTCATCAGGAACATCTCGCACTGCCTGCTAGGTCGGCACCCTTTCTCTTTGCGAAAGGTTGTGCCTAAGCCCCACTACATCAACACCATTGAGAAGTTTGACCGCTTCTACGCCAAGCTAAAGACCTCAGCTTTGGTTGCCACGGATACGGAGACCAAGAATCTTTCGGCTACCAAGAATGCTATCTTCACCATTCAGTTCGCCTTTACGAAAGACGAAGGCTACGTAATTCCTCTGCACCATCCTCAGACGCCGTTCTCTTCGGAAGAGGTTCAGTACATCAGTAAGAAACTGGCTCGATGGTTCATTGCCGAGCCTGAGGATCACTTCATAGGCCTGTTGGCCTTCAACGGCAAGTTTGACCTACGAGTGATTCGAGCCCAGTTCAAGCTGCCTATTATCCTGCGCCCTGTATGGGAGATATCTTCTGGCGAACACGAGCTGGACGAGAACATCAAGTTCCTAGAGGACTTCGGTACGCCGAACGGCAACCTCAGAGCTACCTTCACCAGCTACAACAATGACCTGTACTGGACGATGCCTTTCTCCAAGGAAGAGCGCGCCACTATTGCGTTCGTGAACCCTGGCGACAAAGACTTCCTGGACTACGCGGTCCTGGACGTGCAGAGTTTGATCGGCATGAGGGAGATGCAGCTGGCTAAGGCCAAGCTGATGCGGTTAGGTAACAAGTCCTTCTTGCCGTTTTACCGTAGTTTGGTGCTCCAGCAGATGAGCAACACGGTGCACACTATCTCGCACATGGAGCAACGAGGTGTGTTCATCGACGGCTACTACCTCGCGCACCTAAAGTCCAAGGGTTCCCCTCTAGTACAGTCCATAGCAGAGACTAAGCGCGAACTGTTCGCTATGCCTAGTGTGGTCAAGGCGAACCAACTGCTACTGCAAAAGAACGATTCAGTATCCTACGCCAAAGGCGGCTTGTTCAACGCCTCTAGTTGGGTACTGAACCTGAACAAGCCCGAACACAAGATCGTGATGTTCTTGGACGTGATGAAGCTGGAGCCTCTCACGAAAACCAAGACAGGCCAGCCTCAGATAGACAAGAACTTCCAGAAGGCCTACGCAGACAAGCATCGTGAGGTGAAGCTGTTTGCTACGTACCAGGAGACCACTAAGCTCTGGGGTACGTATGTGAAGGGCTGGTACCAGAAGATTAAGGACAGCCCGGACGGATCGTTCGACGGCAGGCTGCGTCCTAGTTACGGATTCTTCCGCGTGGTAACAGGTCGCTTGAACTCTCAAGACCCGTCCCTGCAGCAGGTGCCTAGCCGAGGTGGTCTAGCCAAGTATGTGAAGCGGGCGTTCGTGGCACCACCCGGTACGTTGTATGTAAAGTATGACTACTCGGCACATGAGGTTAGGTTCTGGGGCATCATCGCTAAGGACGACGTTATCGCAGATACGTTCAAGATGGGGCAATCCTTACGGCGCAAGTATCGAATACTGAGCCAACAGGTAAACCTCTCTAAAGCGGCGGATTACAAGAGACTTGTTGAAGAATGGTTTACGTATAACCCTAAGACAGGGGATTTGATATGGAAAAAGAAAACAGGAAGAAGCACAAGCTTAGGGTCACCTGCAGGGTCTAAGCGCGACGACGGCATTTATGTAAAAATCGAAGGCAAAGGATATATAGCCCATAGGCTAATCTTTGCGTATCTGTACGGGTGGTTACCGGACGAGGTCGATCACAAAGATCGAGACAGGTTTAACAATTCCAAAGATAACCTGAGACCAGCCACTCGAGAGCAGAATGCCCAGAACCGAGGTAAAGAGTTAGGCAAGAATCCCGTATCCCGCTACAAAGGTGTTTTTAAACATTCTCAGAATGGTAACTGGGTAGCCCAGATAAGACCAGGCAAAGGACTGCGAGTAAAACACCTAGGAAGTTTCGACACGGAAGAGGAAGCTCACAAAGCCTACGTAAGGGCAGCTAAGAAGTACCATAAGCAATTTGCTAATGACGGTGTGATCTCTCTAGCTACAGGTGAGGTGGATTGTACCAATCCTTTAGAGCTCCTTCAAAAAGAGTTGCGTCAAAAGGGCGACGTCCATATCATCAACATTTACCACTTCTTCAAGAAGTGGGTCGACAAGTCTCACCCTTTGCGTGACGCCATTAAGGCTGTGGTGTTCGGCACTATTTACCAGATGAGAGCAAGCTCGCTGGCTAAGAGTTTGAGGAAGCAGCGAGTAGGAGAACTGGATGACAAGGTGCGTAAGATGCGTAAGCGTATTGCTGAGCTCAAAGCTGAGCTAGGAGTAGAGTGATGGCCGCCACCTTAGACAAGAAACGCAGAGCCGAGTTGACCGAAGAGCTAGCCAAGCTGAGAGCAGAGTTGCCCGCGGTCAAGGCTGAGCTGAAAGAGGCGCAAGAGCGGGACTGGAAGGTTTTCGCAGAAGACCTGATAGCGAAACTGTTTCATCGCTATGCCAAAGGCGCAGCGTGGCTAGACTGGGCCAAGAACTTTGCTGAGAAGAACGGGTACGTCTATGCGCCTACAGGACGTCGTCGCAATCTTCCTGGCGTAATGATCGGCAACAAATCCCTGGTGTCGGCACTGTTGCGGCGCGCGGTGAATTCACCTATTCAAGGTACAGCCTCTGACGTTACTGCGACGGCTGCTCGACTAACGGCCGTCCACTTCTACCGCTACCTACGCAAGTTCAAGATGCTAGAAGGCGTAGAGTTTCTGCCTGGTGAGGCACTGAAATTGGTGCATGACGCTACCTACGCGGAAGCCGCCTACGACCACATGCTGGCGTACCTGCACATCACGCAGTGGGTCGCAACGTATGGCGTTACCGAATACTACGAGAAAGAGTTCGGCTTCAAATTCAACATCGAGCCTGAGATAGAGGTCGAGATCGGCGCCCAGGAAGACCACATGTATAAGTGGGACTGGACGGACGAAGGCTTACGAAAGATAGTCCGTTCGTCCTTAGAAGACCAGGTCAAGATCAAGATGCTCAAGGAAGAAGATCTGGAAAGATCCTTCAAACGCATATTCAGGATTTACCGTAACCCCGAGATCGCACAGTTTCTACGTACCAACTATCCTATCCTAGGAGTAGTAGATGAGTGAAGAGGAATTCGTCCCTGACGAGCGAATCGAACTGATGAGCGCTCGTCCTAAATACTGGGGCCCTTACGCTACCGTGTGGGACATGCCGCATGTCAACGGGTGGATGCCTAATCAGATCGGAAGGCACATTGTCTACGCGCCTTCTGTCCATCCCTTTCTCGAATACTTTTACCTAGGGCTGGTTTCCTTGTGCATGTCTACTTCCAAGGAAGCGCACGTTAGTCCTAAGGTGGTGCAGCCAGGAGCCAACTTCGAGATTCATCTGTACGCCTGCGACCCTCAAAAGAAGCCTTGCCTGAACTATCCTCCTAACATCATCATGCCGCAGCTCTTCGCTTCTCAGTGGTACTCTTTTAACCAGGTGTACGCAGAGGCTGCTTACCATCAGGTGATGATGGAGGTGTGCATGGGCACCGTTCCCATACTGCCTACCGAGGGCAAGAACGAATGGGTGCTTAGGTTCGGCTACCACACGTTGCTAGTGAACGGAATGAGCATTCAAGATTCCCACCGTCTCTATCTAGAGATGTCTGATCAGCAATACCAGTAGTAATCACCCCAAGGAGGCTTCATCATGTCAGTAAATCACCCTCACCCCGCTCTTGTCGCAGATCTTCTGATGCTTTCGATCAGCATCGATTCTTACCAGAAAACTCTCAACCCGCCGCCGGCCTTCCCGGAAGGCGAGGCGGTGCCTGACAACATCCCGGCCACTTACGCAGAGTCACGTCAGAGGTCCAACCTCAATATCTTGATCAACACGGATACTCTGAATTCGCTGAGCAACGTCTACTGGTTCCTCAAGAAGGCGATAGCGCTCACTCCTGACCAGACCCGGGTTCTGTCTGTACTAGATCACATCTACACCTCGCTGGCTGCCGAGGGGAAGGCCTCCGACAAGTCCATCATGGCTACGACTTTGTCGATTGCCCACGACAGCGGGTTGCTTCAAGCAGGTGCAACTAAGTACACCTGGCTCGCGGCCTGGAATGAGTACATGGAAAATCTCCTGACAGTCACCTTCCCTGAGATTCGGCGCCTGGATCCTAATGACCCGTCCGGCAACGCCTACTCGTCGGACACGTTCACTATTACGTTCGGCACCAACGTGGCTGTTCTAGGAGCCTAACGTGAGCGTGATTGCTGGGTGCTTGGCTCTGACAGATGCTAAGGTGCTAGGGCTAATCCCTTTCAGTGCTACCGCCTTTAAGGGTAGCCACCTTACACCTAGCAAGTACAACCCGCCCATCTCTGCTGGGGATTTTCTCTTGGAAGGAGAAGATAGCCAGAGCGTCACCTACGTACCATCCAGAGCCGAGACGCTACATGCTGTCCTGTCAGGCCAGATCGATCATAACCTAGGTCTCAAGTACGCGGTTAGCCGGAGCCTATCCCTAGACACGCCTAACCAAAACCTCAAGCTAAAAGACATTGTTCTGTCGCAGTTAGGCGAGAACATACCAGGTAGTTACTCCTTGGTGCTCTCTACCAGCAGCCGGTCCGGACGGTCTAGCCGAATGGTGTTGGTCAACCGTCACCGTACCTTGTATTTGCTAGGCGTAGCAATAGGATCTAGCTTGTACTTGGTGTGGTCCAATCAGCCTGACATGGAAACGGACATTTCCAAGGCCCATCCTGAGGCATTGTATTACCGGTACCCGCCCCAGACCAACTCCCTTTGCGTGGTTCAGACACTGTTCCTGGTTCACCGCATTCGACGCTGGACTAAGGACGGCCTAGAGCACTTGAAGATGTTCGCCGCAATAGAGAGGAGTCTGAGTAACTCGACAGAAAGGCTGTTGCTGCTTTAAAGGGAACTGTAAATATGCTCGCAGTTTGTTTTAACCACTAACCAGAGGTCACCACACGATGGGCCTACGAGATTTCAAAACGAAAAAGAGCTTTGCTGACGCGAATGCTCGAGGCGGCCAGAGGCAGCCTGGGATGGGGGACTTGGTCGAAGTATTCAAGTTTCCTGACAAGAAGTGGATTACCTTGCGGTTCGTCGGGCCTCTTTGCTCGTACGGTAACCACTGGGTAGTCACCAAGAAGAAAGATGGCAGTCAGGGCAAGTTTCCTGCGCCTTGCTTGGCTTACGACTCTGCTACTGAGAGTAGGGATGCCACTAAGGACTGCCCGTGGTGCAAGGAAGATCCGGAGATGGTTCAGTCCGGGTCAGACTATTTCACCAACGCCATCATCCGTTCGTTGCAAGAGAACGAGCCTCGGCGTAAGGCTAAGCCGACGGCAGAGGAGAGAAAGACGGGCTGGAAGGACAAGAATTCCGAGTCCTGGACTCCTGTCCGTGTAGTGAGGCTAACCGGCTCTGTTGTGCAAGAGCTCCAGCGGCTGAGTACGTTGAATCGCCACAAGGATAACAAGACCGGCGAGACGCGGACTTTCCCTATCAGCCACATTACCAAAGGCGTCGACGTCAAGATCATGTACGACTCGACGGAGAAAACGCCTTCCAAGAAGTACACCATTCAGATACGCGAAACCCTTACTCCTTTGTCTTCGGTGGAGAAAGAGTATCTGCTGTGGGACATCGAAGACCGCATCACCCTACCTAGTTTGTCAACCGTGATCAAGGAGCATGATATGTGGGCTACCCGCATGGGCCTCAAGAAGAAGCCGTCGTCCAAAGCAAAAGCTGGTAAAGAGAAGGACATCTTCGACGAAGACGAAGACTTCGACGAGGATGACGAGGACGAGGAGGAGGATGACACTCCGAAGAAAAAGAAGGCCTCCAAGAAACCCGTCAAGAAGTCCAAGAAGCCCGTCGACGAAGACGAAGATGAGGACGAAGACGAGGATGAAGACGAGGATGAGGATGACGAGCCTCCTCGCAAGTCCAAGAAGAAGCCTGTAGCCAAGAAGAAGTCCAAGAAGCCCGTCGACGAAGATGAGGACGAGGATGAAGATGAGGATGAAGATGAGGATGAAGATGAGGACGAGGATGAGGACGACGAGCCTCCTCGCAAGTCCAAGAAGAAGCCTGTAGCCAAGAAGAAGCCGGCTGCCAAGTCCAAGAAGAAGCCCGTCGACGAGGATGAAGACGACTTCGACGAAGACGAGGATGAAGACGAGGACGAGGATGAAGATGAGGACGACGAGCCTCCGAAGAAGTCCTCCAAGAAGAAGCCGGCTGCCAAGTCCAAGAAGAAGCCCGTCGACGAGGATGAAGACGACTTCGACGAAGACGAGGATGAAGACGAGGACGAGGATGAAGATGAGGACGAGGATGAGGACGAGGAAGAGGAAGACGAGGAGGATGACGAGCCTCCTCGTAAGAAGAAACCCGTCAAGAAGCCTGCAGCCAAGAAGCCTGTCAAGAAGTCCCGGCGGTAAGGCGTAACCGCTTCTCGCCCACGGCGCCGCTTGCATAGGGCGCCGTTTTTCATTTCATCTTAGCAAAAGGGTCCTGTAATGGCACAGTCTGCTCGTAAGGCAAACCCTGGTAAGAAAAAAGCGGTTCAGGAGGCAGTCGAAGACGCCTTTAATCCGTATGGCAACATAACAACCGTACTCGACCTGATCGAGAAAGAACTGGACATATCGGATGGTGGCCTAGTGCCTAATGAAGCCCGAATGTCCACAGGATTATTGTGCCTAGACATTGTGCTAGGCGGAGGTATCACCGCAGGTTGGTACACCAACTTCGGGCAAGAGCAGTCCTGTAAGACAACCTTAGCGGTCAACATTCTCTTCTCGGCTCTGTTCAGCCGAATCCCTATCCTGGCCTACTGGGACTTTGAAGGTTGCTTAACCAAAGACTCCACGTTACGTCTTGAAGGTAATGAGGACGTTAGTTTTGACCAACTGGCAAAGACGTACTCCGATGGAGACTCGGTGTCAGGTATATTGACCGTCGGCGGTGCTTCCTCTACCGGGACCTTCCGGGTTATCCCGGACAAACCTTTGCACAGCATCAGGCTAGAAGATGGTACCTGTTTTAGGGGGTATAAACACCCCTTTTTAGTATGGGACCCTCTCACCGAGGATGCAGAGTGGGTTCTACTAGAAAATCTTAAGGTCGGTATGACCTTACTACAGTCATCACCTCTTCCGGGGTAGTTAATCTAACTACCCCGACCTTAGGCAGTTGAAGGTATATCACAAAATTGCTTACGGTCTTGAATGCGGCCTTGAATTTAGCTAGGTTCTTTTCAATAAGGCCTCTGTTGAAAGGGACTAGCCCCATGGTGTAGAAACTCTTCACTTCTGCAACTTCTGCCTTACCTATAGGTGACACGTACTTGATATCCGGGTAGTACCTACGAGAAACTCCTTGGTACTCATAGGGTATTGTGACTATCTCTCTAGTTTCGGTAGTGAGATCCGTAACCTTGTATTGACGTAAAAGTTTCTCCACTACTTCGGCTTCCAGCTGAGATCTAACATCGTACGTCTTTTTCTTTACCGTAACAGGACGGAGTTTGTACCGAGATGATAAGACCTTTTCCATAATGTCAGCTACGTGAGTAGGATAGGATGTGCGTACCTGGTATCGCCAGTAGTAGGTCTCCTCCATCTTCCTGATGTACCAATCTAGTTCTCTCATGTTAGTGGTGCCGTACCTTTTGATGTAGGTCTCTTTAGTTTTTCTCGCTAGGGCGGCTAGTCCCCTATCATAGGTACCGTACTCGTCCGTTAAGTTTCTTTTTCGAGATGCGACTGCTTTAGCGGCGATACTAGGCACTCTCATTGCGTTACTCACATCTGTTTGATATCTAGCCTGCAAAGTCTTTATGCCTTTTAGGTGCCTACGAGCCCGTTCTTCTGTTGATACTTGTCCTGCGAGCTCCTTCACACTTTCCATCTTGAAAGGATTGTCTACTCCGTATTTCGCCAACCATGTCTCTTTCTTTTTCTGGAGTACGGCTTTGTTTCTAGATATATTGGTTACGCCGTACCTATCGACCAGAGTCTGCACACTTTTGCGTCTCACCTCATAACTTTGTTGAGGGAAATCTACCCCATAATTCCTGCGACAGGTTTGAATCTTCTTTTCTCTCGCCCCTTCGATGTGTGAAGGGTTGGTTACTCCGTACTTATCTAGTAAAGCTTTACGGATAGACTGCTTTACTTTAGGGTCTCGTAGGGAGCATCCTCTTTGAGCATACTGCGAGTATCGTTTGCCTACGAACAGAGTAGGTCTGCCACACCCGCAGCAACACAGGTGTTTATTGGGGTCCCTTAGAGTTAGCGCGTCGTAGGCAGCTTGAGCTAAAGGAGCTCCTTGGCGTAGTCTCTTCTTGAGAAGCTGTCTGTGTCTTCTATTAGGTAACTCTTGTATAGCCCTAATGATACTTTTCAAGTAAAGCCGGCGGCCACCTCTGTAAATAGATTTAGGTAAAACCTTTTGTGCAACTGTGTTTAGATCAGTCTTCATTTCAACCTTCCTGTGATTAGCTAATCGGAGTCCTTATGAAATTACTGAAAGCGGATTTAGCCAAGCTAGGCTTAACCCCTATTGAAGTTGTAGCTAGTGCGCCCACAGGCACACGGGAGACCGTTTACGATGTATCGTTGCCGGGGACGGAACTGGTGCCCCACAGCATTATCACTAATGGTATCGTCACTCACAACTCGGCAAGTCCTGAATACTACGAAACGATCATGCGTAAGGTGACACGCAGATTGTTTACTAGCATCAGTGAAGTGTTCGGCGAAAAGGACAACAAAGGCCAGTGGGTTCACCCGCCCGTTATTCGCTATCGCTCTGAGGCTGTAGCCGAGAAGTTCTTCGACTTCCTGGCGTCGATCGAACGCAAGCTTCCAGACAAGAAACTACTCGGAGACCAGTGGTACTACGTCTACGAAGATACTAAACCTAACCGGGCCATCGTCAAGGACAAGTTCGACAAGTCTTATTTCTCCAAGACTGGCAAGTTGCGCGTACCTGCACCTGACGGCTCTTTGCAGGCCATTGTCCTGGTTGACTCGTACCCGGCGATGCTCCCAGAGAAGCAGGACGTCGACGATCCTAACAACGCTATCGCTATGCAAGCCCGGATGTTCTCTGACCAGCTCAAGCGGGTTAAGGGCAGAATGCGCGGCAAGAGGATCGCGGTGTTCGGCATCAATCAGCTTAGGCTGAAACCTATGGTCATGTTCGGCTGCCTGCACGGCTCCGCTCGGGTGGTCCTGGCTGACGGTAGTACGATGTTGATGGAAGACATCGTGCAAAACAAGATTAAAGGGCCGGTTATGTCGTACAACCCGGTCACTAAGAAAGTTGAGCCTAAAGCCATCAAGCGTTGGTTTAACAATGGCCACACAGATGATTGGCTTCAATTCAAGTTGGGGGGAGTAGACACCGCTAATGGACTAACCAGTCTTAGGTGTACCCCCAACCATTTGTTGATGAGTGGCAAAGGTAAACTCAAGAGGGCGAAGTCCTTTAAAGACGGCGACACCTTGATGTTAACCAGTTTGAAGCCTGCCTTAAATGAGGTTCAGCGCCAGGTAATACTAGGGTCTATTCTGGGCGACGGTTGGTTCAAGGTCAAGAACCGAGGTTTTGGTGTTAGAGGCGGTTTCGCTCACAAAGAGGCAGATTCCAGTTATGTGGAATACAAAGCCAACTTGCTGGGGTCTTACGGACAACCCGCCTACGGGGGGAAAATGCTAACCGTAGAGACGTGCATGATGCACGAACCTTGGCTAACACAGATTGTAAAAACCGCAAAGGGGAAAGGGCGAAAGTACCATTTCTGCAAAGAGCTATTCGAGAAGATTGAGCCTTTAGGTCTAGCTATCTGGCTAATGGATGATGGCGCACGTTCAGGTAAACCTGGAGTAGGGACCTTGTCGTACAGCCTAGAGGACACTCGGAAAATATCTCGAGCATTGAACAGAAAGTTTGGCACCAAGTGCCGAGTCAAAGTTCATAGAGACAAATATGCTCCTACAGGATATGGGTATGGGGTGCAGTTCTGTGAAAAAATGATGGCGTTGATAGCCCCGTATTTATATGAACCGTTCTACGAAGGGTTTACCACTAAGCACAGAGATTTGCCGGGATTCGCCTCCGCTAAAGTAACGCCCTTGCCTCCAGGGGACAGATTTACTTATCCTGCGGTGATACGTTCTATCACTCCTGGGGCACCTACCCAGAGCGTTAATGGTCGGCTGATAGGTAATACCAAGTACGACCTAGAGATAGAAGGTAATCACTTGTACGTGGTTAACGGAGCCGTTGTCCATAATTCTCCGGAGTACGAGCCGGCCGGAGAAGCCCTCAAGCTCTATTCGGACGTGCGGCTCAAGTGCACCTCGCGGGCTATCTCTGCGGTGGATGGTGCTAAGGGCAAAGGTCAAATCGAACTGGAGCCGTCCTTGACTGGCGATGGCGATGACGAGTACCGCTATGTCCACATCAGGGCGCATAAGAACAAGCTGAGTGTGCCTTACCTAGAGTGCTTCCTGCGCTTGTGGATCAAAGACGTTGATGGTGTCGCTCAGGGTTTTGACCTGGTCTACGACACGTATGAGTACCTGCGGTCTACAGGTCAAGCCACAGGTAACCGTAAGGCCATCCACATCCACTTGCACGGTCAGGAGAAACCTTTCCGCAGGCCTCTTCCTTGGAGCGTCTTCAAGACTCTTATCTTAGGTGACAAGCCTAAGATCAAGTCCATCTTCACTAAGCTAGGGCTAAAGCCGATGATGCTGCGTACCTTCTGCGAAAAGCAAATGAAGTCCGGGAAAGGGTTGGACCTCTACTTTGCTCACCAGAAGGCTGCGAAGAAGGCGGCTATCGCCAAGAAGAAAGCTAACCCGGATGCGGACGACGAAGGCGGCAGTGAGGAGTAACACATGCTGGAAGGCGTAGGTATCGGCGACCTCCATTTCGATAAGCTCAACAAGTTGTTTCCTAAAGCCGACGACCTTATCGTAGCCGAAGTAACGAAGGTTCTAGACTACGCGGTGGATCGTGGCGTGCGTAACGTGTTCTTCTACGGTGACGTAGGGGACACGGCTCGCATGTCCTATGAGGCTAACCTAGCCTTCTGGGACCTCCTGTTTCGGGATGACTACAGTGGCTTACTGTTTGACGTGATCTTAGGGAACCACGACTTCGATGAACACGGCCGACACTCCTTAGAGCTGCTGTCCTGGGTACACCGTCACTTTGGTGGTGAGAGGAAGCTGCGAGTCCATACGCAGCCCTCGGTCATTACTATGGGCGGTGTACCTGTTCAGTTCCTCCCTTATCCTTATGTCAAGACTCGCGCCGACTGTCTTAACGTAGGTCACTTCGAGAGTTCAGGGTCCATCCGCGACAACGGCATGAGGATATCTAAAGGTGTTTCCACCAAGCACCTGTCTCTCGTAGGGCATCTACACACGCCACATAGTGTTAATAGACATTACTTCTCCGGTACCTTGTACCAAACCAACTTCGGTGAATCTCTGCCGAAGAAGTTTCACCATTTCAAGGTCGCATCTGACCTGACGCACAAGATAAAGATGGTCCCTAACGACCCGGACTTCAAGCTGATCAACTTGGAGATCTGGGGAACGAAAGACCTGAAAAAGATTAGCCCTAACCCTCTGCACCTCTACAAGGTCTACGTCCAAGAAGGAGTAATAATGGACGAGAACTCCTTTGCCCCTTACCCTAACGTGGTGAAGATCATATTCTTCAAGACGAAAGGCGAGTTGAAAACCTTGTTGGAAGAGGAGTGGCGATCGGCAGAGTCGGTAACCAGCTTGTACCAGCCTAAGGCTGACCTGAAAGCCTTCCTTACCAAGCGACAAGTGGATGCGCCCTTGCGCCGTCGAGTGCTGGAGCTGCACAAACAGATCTTTGAATCCAACCTGAGGAAACCAGATAATGGCTGACGCCTTCCACCTTAAGTACCGGCCCACTCGTTTGTCCCAGATCATCGGTCATGACGTGGCTACTACTCGCCTTAGAGGCGTCATCAAGACCAACAAATTTCCAAATGCGTTTCTGATAACAGGGCCCACCTCCGTAGGCAAGACAACCCTAGCTCGATGTTTTGCCGCAGACGTTCTGGACTCCGACGACGTAGAGCGTCACCCTGATTACCTGGAGAAGAACGCAGGTTCCGAAGGCGGCATCGACGATGTACGGGAACTTGTGTCCGTATCGTTGCTTCACCCTATGCGTGGCAAGAAGCGGTTCATCGTTATCGACGAGGCCCAGAAGCTAACAGGTGCGGCAGCCAACGCCATCTTGAAACCTCTGGAGCAACCACCCAAGAACACGGTGTTCATCTTGTGCTCCATGGAGCCGGAGAAATTCGCCTCAGGCGCAGGCAGAGCCATTGCGAACAGATGCTCCCACTTAATCCTTGAGTCCCCTACCTTGAGCATGGTGGCACGGTACCTCATGCGTATCTGCAAGAGCGAAAAGCTGTCTATGGACAAAGAGGTGATCAAGAAGATCGCCCGGTTCTCTAGCGGGGAGATGCGAGCCGCAGCTTCACTCCTTGAGTCTATCGTGCAGTACACCGCAGGCACTGACGGTGATGTCAGCGAGGACGACATCCTCAAGGTACTGAAAGACTCGGTGACCGTAGAGGACGAGTTGGCTGTACGTATCTTGGTTGGCGTGTACTCGCACAAGTTCTCTGTGGTACAGAAGGCTATCCTGGATGCAGGAGACTCCTTCACTCTCATCAACAAGCTACTGCACATGAACGCCTACGTGCTCAACAGGCATGTATTGAAAGACGAGAGGCATCCTAAAGTGTGGCCGAACGTCTACGGCGACGAGGTTATTGGTTGGGTCAACAAGCTCAGCGAACAAGATAGTGGTAAGCACCTGGCCGCCTCTGCCAACCGTATTTTGACCTACGCTACCACGCAAGCCGCTCTAGTATCTCTGCGGCAGCAGGCTGCCAGTTTCCTAGTGCCGGAGCAGAATTTGATTAGCGCCTGCATGTACTCTTTGATCCGAGACCTTCGTACTTCCCTCAAATAACATGTCACACCTGGTCTACGAACGACTAAAGGTTAAGAACTCTGACATCTACGGCGAGGCTGACCTAGACCTCGCCTACCAAGGCATTACCGTCATCTACGGCTTAAACAAGGATGCTAACCACGGGTCCACTAATGCTGCAGGTAAGTCTAGGCTGTTTAGTTACATCCCCGAGTTGCTATTTAACTCCTCGCCCTTGGTGTCTAAGAGGGACAAGAGGACTAGTGGTGTAGAGAAACTGGCCTTGAGCCGAGGTGACGATCACCTAGTGGTGACACGCACTGGCCGTAAAGGTGGCGAATCCCTGTCGTTGAATCTGAACGGCAAGGAACTAGGAACCCGGACCAAGTCCTACGCCCAACAGAGGCTAGCTAAGTTCCTCGACCGAACGGAAGAGGAATTCTACACCCTAGACTACGTCGACTCGGCTCGTCCTAATCTCTTCCAGCGAGGCACTACTGCACAACGCCGCACTTTCCTTATCGACCTGTTTCGATTGGAGGAGATTGACCTTGTGCGGAAATTGTTCGCGCAGGAATTGCGGAAGCTGGTTACTGACAAGGCTGTATTTAAAGAGCTAGTTCAGCAGTACAAGAAATTGAAAGCTGACCTGGGTGAAGTAGATGTGGCAGCACTCAAGGTGCAGGTCAGCAAGGGGCAGGAAGTCTTGGCTGACCTTACTGCTAAGGTGGAGGAACTGCGGTCAATTCAGACGCTGATAGACCTGGAGAAGGCTAACCGCAAGCAGGTGGCTTTACTCCTAGAGTCAGGCATATCGTTGGCTGAGGATTGGTCTGAGTACACTGAGCGCCTGCAGAGCAAACAGGCTAGGCTGGAGCTACTCGAAGACGAGGCTCGAAGGTACGCCGCGTATCGTCAGCAGAGGCTGGAGTGGGAAGAGTCCAACACCCTAGTCTTGCGTAAGCTAGCCAAGCTCAAGCTAGACAAAGACCTGACCAAGGCCAAGATACAAGCCTTTGCCAGCAAGTACAAACAAGCATCAGACAGGCTTGCCGACTTGCTAGAGGAGAAGGAAGAACTCACCTCCTCAATGCCTGCTAAGGTAGATTTTGACAGGGACGACTTGCTGGTTAACCGCAAGAACCTCGAGGCGCAGATACACAACTTCCAGAGTCTGATTGACCTAAAGGATCAGCTCACTAAAGGCAATTGCCCTACGTGCAAGCAGGCTGTGCCCTCAGGTTTGTTTATAGGCCTGTCGACCAAAGTAGCCAAGCTGCAAAGCCGTTTGGACAAAGCGGAAGAAGCGCACAAAGCGAAAGAGATACTAGACAAGCGGAAGCAGATTAGGAGTAGCTTAGACGAGGTGCAAGCCAAGATATCCGTCTGCGAAGCGGCTGTGCGTAGGTACAAACCCTATGTGGCCGCCGCGGCCTTGCACGATGAATTGTCCCTTCCTCCGGCCAAGCAGCCTAAGCCTAAGAGAGACTTAGCCTCGGTTAAATCCTCTCTGCGCCAGGTAACGGCAGCCTTGGTGTTGGTGGATACCCTTCGACCGATTCAAGATCAGCTGCGTAAGGCACAGAAGCTAACCAAAGCCCAGCGGTACTCGTGCAGTCACCTCGACGAACTCAAGGACGAACTTACTAGGCATATAGAGAAGCTGCCTCACCGTCAGTCGCGCCTAGATCAAGCCTTGCAGGCCCAGACCCAGATAAAGGAAGTACGCGCCAAGTTGGCCCCCTTGAGAGCGTCGATAAACGACGAAGAGGCACTCAAGCTCTTGGTGGAAGCCTATGGTAACGAGGGCATTAAGAAATTGATGGTGCAGCGAGTAGCCAAGCACCTCGAGGATTGCCTCAACAAGTACGCACGATTCGTCTACTCTGAGTCTTACAAATTCGAGATACGCCTAGGTACTCAGTTCGAGATACTAGTGCACAAGCGGTACCTAGGTAAAGTGAAGACAGTTGAGGTACGCAGGCTGTCTGGTGCAGAGTCCCGCATGTTCAGCCTGCTGCTTATCATGAGTTTTGTATCTCTGATGCCGGAGTCTCGCAGGTCAAACCTTCTAATTCTAGACGAACCGTCCGCCAACATGGGTGAAGAGATGCGTAATAGTTTCTGGAGTTTCTTGCCTGTACTGAACAAAGTGATACCGCACATTGTGGTGATCACACCGAACTCGTCCGAGGGGTTAGAGTCTGCCCGGTGCTTTACTGCGGTGAAGAAGAACGGTGTCTCTCGGTTGGTGGAGGGACGTCCGCGATGATGCTGAAAAAAGTCTATGGCGTGTGCCATACAACCTACCTAGAATTCCTGTATCTCTGCCAGAGCCAGTCCTTAAATTTCGGCTACGTTACCCCTCAGGGAGTCCGTAAAGAGATTCTGGGCGAAGACGTAGTGCCGTTCCCTTTGTACTTCCAATCTCTCCCTTTGCTACTTCGGATAAAGTCCCGGCTCAAGAAGCCTTGCGTAGGCTTCGTTCCGGGTAACCCGCTTACTCTTCGAGAGTGGGGCATACCTCTGATAGGTGCTCGTCCTGCGGAAGGCGCATTGTTCAGGTACGAACTCTTTCCTGTTAGAGGCGACGACATTCGCAAAGCTTTGTCTGATCTATCGCCGGCGCCTTTGCGATACACTCCCGCCCTAGCCATTAGCCAGCTGTTGAAAATTGCCTCAGGCAAGTCCGTTTTGGCCCCTACGCAGACAGCCCTATACGCGATAAAAGATGCATCCATTCGCGGTTGGATTCAAGCCTGCTTCTTCGATTGGCTGGCTAACGAGTTCTCCAACAAAGAATATGTCACCGCCTTGGAAGTCTTGGACGATAATGCTCGGGAGTACTTCACTAGCCTAGTAGCGAACCCTAAGATGAGTGCCTTGAGAAAAGCCGCACACATGGTACTGAGGCAAGGTTTGTCCTACGAAATTGCCGAGCAGGAATTTGGCGTTGCCGACTACGACCTCAAGTACATCTGCCACAGACACAAGAAGAACTCGGCCTAGGTGTGCCACTGAGTAATTTCATGTGTCCTTAACACTGATATACTCTAAGCGATGGCTCTAGAATCCGCATTTGTCGAGTATCCTCTAGGGTACGGCCAGAGGGTAACAGTACCGCGCCAAGTCTACCCCGTATCGTTCACTCAGTACGTCAACATGACTAACCCTTACCGCCTTACACTGGCCGGTATAGGGTACCTCGACTTGCCTTCTGGCCTGGACCTCTGGACGCCTAATGGGTACGTTCCTGTAGAGGACATGCTAGGCGAAATCCTCGAATTTGCGCCCCAGTTCAACACCTGGCAGAAAGTAGGCGCAGAGTACGTTTCGACGCCTGTAGTTGCTGCCCACATTAGGCGCAGCAAAGTCCTGTCTGTGGCGGTCCAGACAGGCACCCAACTCTCAGCCTTGCCTTTGTACGAAGGCACCTTCATCCAGCTAGAGCCTGCCTCTCGCGCCCACGTAGTCCTCACGGTCAATCCTGTACCGGAGCAAGACGGTTCCGGAATACCACTAGGTCTCACCTGTGTGGCAGAGATTCCTGTCGAGGCGCCTGACGATAACCTCCCCGTACCTGACGAGTTCGCCCTTATCTTCGAGTCGACCTCGGGGGTTGTCTACACCAATGAGATGCTGATAGTTGAGTTGGGGTTGGCCCTGACGCTAGGCAGCAGTACCATCCTGTACGATGGGCAAGGTGACCCGATTCAGGTCAGTGGCACTTACCTCAGCAACCCTTACGTCGTAACCTACGTGTACGGCACCTTCGGCGGCCTCAAGAAGGTATCCTACACCACCGCTACGTACAAGGGCGCCAGCTTCACTAACATATACGGCTACGATGGGGAAGGTGACCTGATCAGTAGCACAGGATGGATGCGACCCTAAAGTGACCTCTCCGTTATTCTCACAGGTGATGCGAGACTTGGCGGCCCAGTCTCAAACGTCTCAGTTGGTAGTAGATACGCTTTCCTCGGACTTCTTTTTCGTAGGTAAAGCTGAGCTAGGAGTAAAGCCTTTCTCTCCTCAGTGGCAGGTTGCTCGAATGTCCAGACTAGATCAAGGCAAGATGCTTGAAGAGTATCCTGGTGGTTCCTCAGGATTCACTTTCACTTGGGAACATCGACGAGTATACACCTATGGGCCTTTGACACAGGAGAACGTTCCGTGAAAATAAGTCAGCATTTCAAAAACATCTTGCTATGGCTCTCTCAGGGCGGCAACGTCCTAGTGTTTAAAGGCAGCCCAGATGAGACCACCAGTGCACGAGCTTACAGAGAAGGTTGGTGGTTTAGGCACGTGATAAACCTAGTGTTCTGGGATCGCAACCACTGCCGAGATGCCTACTACGATGAGTTGGCCCGGGCACATCTTCCGGACGACTATAAGACTAACTCCGTTTCACTTTGAGGTTCCCTATGGGCATAATCCCTGTCACGTATTATCCAATGCAATGCTGGCGTGCCTACATTGGCTTGGTGGCTTCCTTGTGCCAGACAGGCTGGCAAACACTAGACGAAGTTACCAGCCTAGTATTCCTAAAGACTGAGTAATTTCATCTTACTGCCCCACCTACAAAAGGACATCCGATGCTCCAATACTACACCGTGGCGAACCAGGCTGCGTACCCTATTAGCCTAACCGATGCCTACGGCAAACTGGTTACGCTTCGCCCTGTGGGTACAGCCGGCGCCAGCGCCCGAGTTCCTCTGTCTTTGGCTACCTTCAATGAGGGCGACTTCGTTGCTCACGTTGCGGCCAGCAAACTCACCCTCACTCCTGTTAACGTAGGCGACTACAACGTGCCTAACCTGGCCAACTACCCTGTGTCGTTGCAAGACAGCCTGGGTCAACCTAAGGTACTGCCTCCTCAGAGCGTAACGCCTGTCACCTTGACCTCAGGGGACGCTACCTCGGACAACATCCTCAGCCTGAAAGCTCAAGGTATTCTAGGCACTCTGGCGGCCGTTACTGCACCGACGATGCCTCAGTCTTTCCTGCCTGTCATTGTAGGTGACGGCGAAATTGTCGGCCTCTTCGCCATTACGCCCACTACCTTCGACGGTACAGAGACTACCTTCGACCTGTCCGGCTTGCTCACTGCAGGCAAGACGGTGAACATCCAGAAGATTAGCACCGGCCCTGCCTTCCCGTTCCTGCCCCGCCTCAGCCACTACATGGGTTGCGTCTTTACTCGGGCGCAAGAGGTAGCCGAAGCCTGGGCGTCGCATCTGGAGTTCATTCCCCTCAAGCACATCCTGCCTGCAAGTAGTTGGCAGCAGGCTGCACTAGGCCCGGATAACCTGCGGTACGTCCCTGGTGTTATGGTCTACTCGTTGTGCTACGGCAACAACGCGCCTATCTCGGTCACGACCACTACGGCAGCGCCTACTGTAAGTACGCCGGCAGCTTTGTCCTGGGCCGTCAATGCAGCGTTCTCCAACCAGAATGGATTGCGGTTCGTCGACTTCAACTGGGTGGCTGCCTTCGCCGTTAGCTTCCCTACTCTGGAACCTGCCTACATTCGAGTGGTCAGCAACCCTGCGGAGAATGACGTCAAGGCATTCGTGATCAGCGCAGGCAACCAAGCAGCCAACGCCGGCATCACCCAGAACACTGTGCGCCTCGTGAAGGTCATCCAGGGTGCAGTGGCAGCAGGTGCACGGGCTTTCACCTTCTCGATCGTCGACCGTAAAGGCAATGAGGTTGCGGTCACCCTCAATCTGACCGTGTCTTAAGGACCAGAACATGACCATTAAACAAGTAGCAACTCGCAGCAAAGAAATTGCCGATGACAAAGGTCCCGTTACGCTAGGGGCGTCCCAGGTTGCGGTAGCTGAGAAGTTGGTGGCCCCGCTGGGTATGATGGACGGCGGTTTTACTCATCACCTTATGGTCGGAGCCTTTGCTTACGTATTAAGCCTTCCTGACTACCAACCTACGGGCAACCGGCCTTTGTCTGTTCGTGACCTGAAAACCGTGGTGGCTAAAAATAAAGCCATCCTCCTCAAGGCGCTAGAGGCTGTAGACGAAACCCTAGAGTTCGGAGACTAGGGCTACCCCTGATTCAGTAATTTGATTACGGCTGCACCTCTGATCCGGGTGTGGTTGCATGGAGTTTCCTCTTGGTGGAGGTCTTGGAGGGTGGTAGTTGGTGGCTACCCCCCTTCTTTTTCCTACTGTAAATACGTAGGTACTGCGGCCTCCCTAACACTAAGGATCATTCCATGGCTATCTCTTTCGACACCGACCAACTGGTAACATCCGTTCGCACCCTGCAGAAGGTTGCTGCTTCCGGCGGCAACGTCCTCGCCCATTTCAAGGTCGTTAATAGCGACACCGTCCAACTGTCTGCCATCAACAAAGGCATCGGCATTAGCCTCAACGTGTCTGCGCGGGTAGGCAAAGAGGACAAGAACAAAACCTTCTCCGTAGAGCCAGGTGCTTTATTGGCACTCATCTCAGGACGCAAAGACGTCAGCTTGCTCATCAACTCCTCGACCGTGCTTGTGAAGGCGTCAGGGTACGAAGCCGAGCTAGTGACCTCGACGGTTGAGATCGAGGACATCCTCCCAAGTGATCTGAAAACGTCCGACAAGACCAAGGTTGGACAGGACGTAGTAGAGTTCATTGCCCAATCCCTTCCGGGCCTTGAACTCAAGCCGATGCTGAACATCGATAGCTTCATGCCTGTTGCGGTCCGAGTTACCGCTAAGGGCGCCAAGATGATCTGTTACGATAACTGGCACTTGGCCTACACGTCGAACAGCAAGGTCACTGGCGAACTGGACCTGGTAGTGCCTTACTCGGCCCTGTCTCTCCTCACTAAGGAATTCGGCGGCATGTCGTTCTACATGATCGCTACCGAGTCCAGCCTGTACGCCTACAACAAGGTTTTCCAGCTCGCACTTACGCTACCTCACCAGGAGAACCAGAACAAGATCTCTCCTGACGATGCGTTCGCCTTGGTAGCCAAGCTCAAGAGCTCCGAGACCGTGTCCCTTGACCTGAGCTCTGAGGACTTGCGCGCCGTGGCTCTCAACATTGAGGCCATCTTCAAGAAAGGCGAGTACGTTGATTTCGACGTGGACAAGGCTTCGGGATGTACCGTCACGCTCAAATCGACGCACGGCAAGGTTCAGAGTACCCTCAGGTGCAAACCCACCAAGTCCGTTGCATTCAGGACAGGCTTCGCTTTCCTGAAAGACGCCTTGTCCAAGCTGCCTGAGAACAAGGTGACCTTCCAGGTGGTAGGCGAGCAGATGCTTTTCTTCACGAAGGGCCGGTTCATGTATATGCTCGCCCTGCTGTCCCGTGACGAGAAACCCGCTAAGGCAAAGAAGGCTAAGGCCGAGTGACCCTATGCGGTTCATCCTGCAGACCAACCTGAGGTCGAAGGTCTTTATCCCATACGCCACCCACGGACGGAAATACACCGTGCTGTTGAGCAAGTACCTACCGGCAGGAACTAAGCTGAGCGTTACGGACTCCCAGCTGGTTCCTGCCGACACCTACATCAGAGTAGGTGACCTCCACCTAGGAGGGCATGAAGGTGAAACCATAGGCCACTTGTTCTACACACCGCTCAGTTTCATGTGCTACGGATCGGCGCTTCTAGCTTATAGCAAAGCCTGGGAGAAGCGAGTGAACAACAAAGAGCTAGGCGTGCCTTCGGGTGTCTTGCTGATAGCTCGAACCCCTTTGTTCTACCTCTACCACAAAAAGAATGAGGTGACCTTAGCGGTCAACCCTACGCTACCTACCGCGATCAAAGACAACCTCGAAAGCTGAACCATGACCTCACCTACCGTCACAACGGATCGCATTAAGAACAATGCGGCTTACCAAAAGTACCTCAAGGTCCTAGAGAAGGTGGAGAGCATGGACCTGGCCTCGGTGGTTCGTGAGGCAAAGAGTCTCCACGCAGGTCGCACCAGCCGAACCCTGCACACCTCAGACATTGGTCCGAAGATGCTTACCGAAGCCTTGTTCAAAGATCTTAGCTACCGAGCTCGTATGGTTGAGCTACGTGTAAATGTTTCGGACAAGCGCGATCGTCTGCACACCACTGTTGATGTAGTGCGCCGCTACTTGATGCACAGGTACGGAGAGAAGCTAGGGCTCAAGTCCCAGGTCAGCCGGCGCCAGTTCTTCGACACGCTGTTCCGCGAAGGCATTGAGACGATGGCAAGAATGCAAAGCATATCCGAGATGCTGGACATGTTCATCAAGGACATTGACCAAGCAGGCTACGCATTGAAGAATGCGGTCGCTCTCCTCCAGCTCGTGTACAAACCCGAGACCAAGATATGACACAAGCTAGTAACACCTTAACGAAAATTCTAGGGAGTATTACTCCGGAGGAACATTGCTACGCTCTGCTGGAGCTAGAGGAGCAACAAAAGACAGGGGTTCTGCCTGCGAACTGTTTGTTCTTCGCCCTGGCTTCTAAGATTGCTTTAGGCGTAGGTATGTCTCATAGTGTAGCTCGGGATCTGTTGGAACATCATCTGCTTAGGACGGCAGCGTTCTCTTGGGTCAAACTTATGAGAGATACTGAGTGAAAAAACCACCGAAGCCGTTGAAGGTTCTTGCCCGCGAAGCCTTCTACATAGACAAGTCCCAACTATCTCGCGAAGAGATCGAGGCCACTTACGAGAGGGAGACCTTTCAGTTCTTCAAGGACTCGGCTTGCGAGAAGTGCGAGTTCTTCCAGGATAGACCAACCGATACCTGCGAAGAGTGCCCTAACAATCTGGGCCTAGTGAAACTCTCCAAGACGGTGGTGATAAACGAGAGGAATTTCCTGACAGTTCCTCTGGGCGACAAAGCAGGGTTGAAGCTGCTGTTCGGTCACCGTGACCTGCAAGTGGTCACCCAGTGGCCAGTTGTGCCAATGAAGAGCCAATCCCTACAGTTCGTAGGCAAGCTTCGGGGCGCACAGCCTGCTGCCGTAGCTGACATGCTCCGTGTCAGGCGCGGCGTGTTACGTAGCCCTCCTAGGTCAGGTAAGACGGTGATGGCAGCCTCCTTGGTTTGCCAGGTTAAGTGCAAGACAATCATCATCGCAGCCCAGCGAGACTGGCTTGTAAATTTCTACGAGACCTTCGTCGGTTCCAAGACCCAGAAGCCCCTCACAAACATCTCCACCAAGAGATGCGGCTTCGCAAAGACACTGGACGAGTTCAAGCGGTACGACGTGGCGTTGGCTACGTACCAGACCTTCATTTCGCCTAAGGGTCAGGCGCTGCTCAAGAAACTCCGCAGGATGTTTACGGTGATGGTAGTAGATGAGTGCCACCGTTCAGCCAGCCCAGAGCACGCCAAGGTAGTAGCTGCGTTGAGTACCCAGTACCGAATTGGTCTAAGCGGTACGCCGCAGCGCAAGGACTCTAAGCACAAGGTGATGCACCGCATAGTAGGACCCATCCTCCACACGTTAAAGATGGAACGGTTGGTTCCTCGTATTACTTTTGTGGATACTAAGGTGTCGCCTACTTACCAGTACAAGTCCTGGACGGCAATGATCAACTACCTGGAGTTGAATCCTCAGAGGCTTCGGTTGATTGCGAAGATGGCCATCCAAGATGCGAAACGCGGTCACATGGTTCTGATCCCTATGGCTAGAGTAACTGCCATTAAGGTGCTGGTGAGGACCATCAACAAACTGGCCGACGACGTCTTAGCTGTACCTTTCTACGGCGGCGTGTCCAAAGACGAGCGGGACAAGAACATCGAGCGCGCCCGCAACTACAAGATCAAGATCATTGTAGGTAACACCAAGTTGTTATCTACGGGCATCAACATACCTAGGGCAAGCTGCATCTACCAATGCACTCCTTCGTCCAATCTGCCTAACGCCGAGCAGAGGTTCAGCCGCATTCTAACTCCTTTCGACGGCAAACCTCAGCCTCTGATTCGTGTGTTCGCCGATGATATGGGCGTGGTTAAGAACTGCTTTAGGTCCGAGTGGTGGGGCGTGGTGTACAAGTTGTTCAAACCCGAGATGACAGACGACGTCAAAGAAAAGCTGTACGCTTGGATGAACAGCGGCAGCAAGGCCAAGGCTAGGCAGGCCTACGAAGGCGGTGAAGGATTTAGGAGTGGAGGGGTGCTATGAAACGAACTGCAGATCACCACGCAGAGAGATGTCGAGAACTAGCCGACATCTTGATATTGCCTCTGCGAGAAGTTGCAAGGCGGCATGGGTACGCTCTGGCGGTGCATGGATCCTTGTCCTACGACATCGATCTAATCGCTGTCCCGTGGAGACTTTTGGCTACAAGCCCTGAATCTCTGGCTGAGGCTATCCACAAAGCTGTTGATGCGATCGTAGGTACGTCCAAAGCAACCGGCCCGGAGCAGAAGCCCTACGGGAGGCAAGCGTGGTCGATACACATGGGCGGGGGTCCCTATGTCGACCTGAGTGTAATGCCCCTAGAGCCACCTATAGCTGAAAAGAAACCCGAGGGACCTGACGATGGTAACTGAGGTACTAAAAATGGAGGAACTTCGTCTCAAGCTAGACGACAGATGCCTCCCTGCGTTGCTGTCCAAAGGCATGAACCGAATGGTTCTAGCCATCAAGCCGTTTCTATTACGACCTGCGTCCTTCACATCTCAACCTGAGGGCTTGAAGCCTAAGCTGGTGGAAGCCCAGAAGCAATACAAGTGGTACCAACGAGCTTTGGACAATCCTTCCGAGCCAATCTGTTTTTGCATTGCCAGCGAACCTAACGACAAGCTGGCTAAGATGGCCGCAGCCTTCTTGATGCAGAACCATTTCAAGAAATCTGGCCCGAGAGCCAATCCTGTGTGGCATGATCTACTAGGCGGGTTTCAGAACCGCTGGGCAGACAGCCACGAAACACCGCCTACGTTTATCGTTCTGGCTAACGTGCTACCCACATCGACCAACGTCAAGCTAGAGAAACTAAGGGACATCCTGGAAGTGCGAGCAGACATTCCTAGGATAGTGGTCACCTCAGGTGCAGATCCTTTTTCGTTCTTCCACCAACAACTCAAATACCCGCTCAACGGCTGCTTGTATCTAAAGTCCAGCCTGGTTAGGGGTGACCTAGAGGTCTAAGCATTATGGCAAGGCTTGTATCCACCAATACAGAGCTTCAAGTCCTTCGCACCTTGTGTTCGCGCAATCGCAAACTAGCCGGCTTGCTCTTGGCTAAGGTAGACGAGACCTACTTCCACAATAACGAGAGCGTAGCGGCCTACCAACGAATTCGCACCACCATCACGAAGTCTGGGGACCCTCCAACCTGGCCTTCCTTGCTCGAGGACCCATCTCTAGACGAAGGTGTCCGAGAGTACCTAGGTGAAGCTTCGGTCAGACTAAAGACGGAGGTTGAGGCAGCCTCCGCGGTCAAGATACTGCACAAGTACAGGCAGCTCCGAGGCCTGTTTCGTATTGGTGAAGACTTGCTGGACAAGCTGCAAGCCAAGCAGGTTGATACCTCCACACTGATCGAGAGGGTTAGCGACAGTCTAGCTAACCTACGTGTCAGTAGGTCCATGAAGGACATAGCCCTGCACATTGGTAAGGGCAACAACTCCATGGAAGCGGTAAAGAACCTGCTGTACGATACGTCTGAGGAGACGTTCATACCTACAGGGTTCAAAGACTTCGACTCCAAGAACGGAGGCTTCTTCTTAGAGTCGCTGGTCACCTTAGGTGGATCGTCAGGCGCTGGTAAGTCTGCGATGGCGAGCCAGATGTGCAAGTTCTGGGCAAGCATAGGTATCAGGGTAGTCCTGGTGCCGCTAGAAATGTCCAAGAATGAGCAGACCGCGCGCCTCTTAGCAAACATTGCTAAGGTTGACATCCGAAAGATTCTGCTCAAGAAACTCTCTCCTGATGAGCGGGATATGATCTACGCCAAGTTCAGACGCTTCGCAAAGAAATGCGCCAAGCTAGGCGGCAGGTACACAATCTACAAACCCGAAGAGGACATGGCCATCGAGGAGATTCTTCCTGTGGCTAGCACGTATGGACCTCAGGTCATTATCATCGACTACATCTCTCTTCTCAAAGGTGTTGATGGCGACGACCAGTGGCGTAAGCTAGGTCAGGTTGCCAGGTACTGCAAGATCTACGCAGCTAACCACAACTTGATCATTGTGTTGCTGGCCCAGGTTGGTGAAGATGGCCGCATCAGGTATTCGCAAGCCATTAAGGAGCACAGTAGTACCAGCTGGATATTCGTGGCTACCAAAGAGAGCAGAGAGAACAAGGTCATCAACGTAGAGCCGCTTAAAGGCAGAAACGCTGAGCTGTTCCCGTTCTCGCTCCATGCTGACCTTTCTACTATGACGGTAGGCGACCTGCAGCAGGAGGTTAGCGACGAGCCACCTTCGGGCCCAGGTAAGCCTAAGAAGCGCAAGTACATGGAGGACCTAGATGAAGAAGAGTAAAGAAAGGGCACCGTTTACTCTAAGCCCTAAAGGCCGTCGCGTAGGAGTAGGAGCCTCAGGACTAGCGACCTCCACCTTAGAGGTTCAGAGGCGAGATTTGGCTGACCGTAGCGAACCTGCCTACCTCAACGACTTCAATGAAGAGATACGAATAGAGCAAGAGGCCGCTCGAGAAAGAAAATTCACCCTGGACGACCTGTCGCCTCGGGTTGTATCCTTACCTAAAGCACCTGTGGTGCAGGTGCAGCGCAAGAAGCGGCGCATCAAGGTAAAAGCTCTCACAGGCAAGAGCCGGCATACGTTCAGGATGATACGGTTTCAGGTAGCAGAAGATCCTGTCGTTAAGACGGCGCCTGTCAACAAAGACATCTTGGCCACTAGCCAGCGGCTCAAGAAGCCTTTTTTCCGCTCGTTGGATGCGAACCAGAAGGCCATCAGCAAGTACCTGATTCAAGATTTGGCTCCCTTGATGCTACCGGCCATGTCCGCCATCGACGACGCCAAGGAAGTCCTCAGCGAGATAACTGACCTCGACATTGACACGCCTCTGTACGCTACCCTGACGAAGTTCCTTCGGCTGGGGGTAGAGGTGAAACTAGCTACCTGGGTATCCCGATACCTGGGTCTGTCTGCGGAAGAGACGCAGACGCTATTCCATAGACTGGAACCTAAAGATGACAAAAAACTCATGCCTGGGATGCAGCCTATTCACCAGATGCTTCGATCCCAAGAAGAAGGCCTCCTACTCCTGCAAAAAGTTCTCGCCGCTACGAAAAAAGCTCAGCAGAGCCGAAGCTGAAACCATATACGGTTCATTAACCGTTCAGCTTCATCAAGAGGATACTGCCTCCAATCTACTAGACAACCCCGACGCAGATTTCGATATCGTCTCTCTAGTAGAGTCGGCCTACGATGCTGACACTAACACGGTACGTGACTTAAAGGTCGATGACCGTGACCTACCCAAAGCCAAGAACTTCTACGACTACTGCTTGCACTACCTAGGACCGACGGCAAAGGTACCTTTCGCACGGCAGATGTGGATGGGGTACAAGCTACTGGCAGAGTATTGTGTTAGCGGGGATACTTTACTACTGACAAGTCGAGGGCTGCGGCGCATAGACGACCTCGTCGGGGCTAACCGTGGGCTACTCCCGGTTTCTGATTTAAGAGTAGCTACTAGGCTAGGTTCTCACGAGGTTACTTACGGAGGAAAAACGGGTACACAGACCTGTTTAACTATCAAAGTCCGTGGAGAAATACCTTTAACGGTTACCCCTAACCATAAGGTTCTTGTTCTATCAGACACACTTGACTTGACTTGGGTTAAAGCAAAGCACCTATCTCCCGGGGACTGGTTGGTTAGCCCCTCTAGTGTGGACTTGTGGCCGAAAAAGGTTCCTAGGTTGCCTACAGAATTTGTCTGGGACAAGACCAACGGAATAGCAAAACCTCCAGTCTCAGGATTTAAGCCTTTAAGGAAAGTCACCCCTGAGCTTGCGAAACTTGTAGGGTACTTGATTACAGATGGAAGTTTCTGTAAACAAGTGGGGTTCATTAACGAGAACAGGGCTATCATAAAGGACTTTGCCTCGTGTCTAGGTTCTGTATTTGGATTGTCTGCGGTTGAAATATCTAGGAAAAGGCGCAAGGCTTTGAAACAACGGTATCCTACTATGGGGTTGGGGAACTGGGCTAATCAGTATCTGCAATTTCTAGGGCTTAAACCTGGTAGGTGCTATACAAAAGAGTTGCCTTGGTTTATTCTACAAGCCCCTAGGCACCTAGTGATTGCTTGTTTGCGAGCCATGTTTGACAGCGATGGCTTTATCAGCCGACACAGAGTAGGCATAGAGTTATCCTCGGTCACTGCGGTCCGTCAGATCCATCTACTAATGAAAAATTTAGGAATTGAAGGGAACTATCAAGAATTTGAGATTGATAGTGATACCCATCCTTGTATTAAAGTAAAAACCAATAGGGAAGGGAAAAATCAGAGGGCTCGATGGCAGGCCTGCACCAAACACGCATTGAAAATGTATGCCGAGGTTATAGGAAGCACCCACTCTGAAAAACGCCGCACTTTGGCTAAACTATTACGGCTAAAAACACCTAATATAAGGATTGTGAACGGTCAGTATGGGGTAGTCCATAGTGGCAATATCCCTCAGTGGGACTCCCCTTATGTTAAACGCTGCCTGGCCCCCACTTTTTATCACGAAAGTGCGTTAAGTATAAGCACTTGCCAAAGAAAGAAAACAGCTAATCTAGCTTTTTTGCTATCTCACCCAGGACTTGCGCGTAGACTGAGCAAGACAGAGGACAGACAACTTCTTGCAAAAAAATTAGTACGCCTCTCCGAGTTAGGCTACAGGTATGTTAAGGTTACTTCTGTCGAAGACGCGATTAAGCAACCTGTTTATGACATAACTGTACCTGTCAATGAGAGCTTTTTAGCTAATGGTATCATAGTTCATAATTGCCCTAGGTGTAGTAACCCTAAGTGGGAGAACATCTACGAGGTACCTGTAGACTACAACGCTCGCAACATGCCGGAGCATGTCCAGTTCCTAGAGAACGGAGTGTGTCCTAAGTGCAAGTGGACCAAGTCTAAGCTTATTCGAGCAGGCTTGATGAACCTGTACTCGGAACTCGACGTCTGCGCAGGGCAGCGTTCAGGTAAGAGCGCCTACACCGCGGCCTTGAGCACGTACATCACCCACCTGCATCTCAAGAATCCTAGGTTAGCGACACTGTGTGATGGTATTCAGGAATCCACTCCACTGACCGCGACCTTCGTCGGCATTCGATTCGACGACGCTTACAAGCTGCTCTGGACTCCTATCCTAGAGATCATGGATGCCAGCCCTTGGTTCAACGAGTACCACGCCTTGTTGAACCAGTGCTCTGAGAAGTACGGCAAAGAGCTGCTAAAGAAACGCGACGTCTATGTTCGTTACGCCCACAAGAACATCGACCTCTTCCCTATGTCGTCCAACAAGCGGGCGCTGCGTGGTAGAACTCGATTCCTTGGAGCCGTAGACGAAATCGGTTGGTTCCCGTTGAACCCCAATGCTAAGGCTGACGAAGACGCAGGCGATGGTAACTCTGATCGTGAAAGGGCCGACGGAGAGGAAGTCTATACGTCCCTTGACCGTAGTATGCTTACGGTACGAGCTGAGGTGCACAGACTAATCCACGTCAAAGGCATCAGCACTATCCCTACCGCCATTAACGTGCTGATCAGTTCGCCTGCGTCCGCTAAGGACAAGATATCTAGACTGGTCGAGCAGAATAAACACAGCAAGAGTGCTCTGGCAGTTCACCTTCCTACATGGGAGATGAACCCTAACCTTCCAGAAGACCACCCGATCATCCGCAAAGCGTACCACGACAATCCTTCTAGGGCAGAGCGAGACTACGGAGCCAAGCCGCCGAAGTCCATCAACCCGTACATGGCTAACCCGGACATCAAGGCCAACTTTAAAGGCATGAACAGGGCCACTGCCAAAATAGTGGACAAGAATATGCACGGCACCCACTACCGAGGTGGGATGCTCAACAAGGTGATGCCGGAGAACGACATACCCCCTGCGATCTTGTCTGTGGATGCCGGGTATAGCAATAACAGCTTTGGCTTGACGTTGATGTACAAGGAAGCTCTCAAGATAGTGGTGCCTGTCTTGATCGAGATTCAGCCTTCGCAGGGCGCGGTACTTCACTACAACGCTATCTGGAAAGGCGTCATCGTTCCCTTGATACAGCAGTTCAACGTCCAATTGCTGCTAGCTGACAGGTGGCAGAGTCTAGCCTTGCTGCACCGTGCCCAAGACGAACTCGGTATCAAAGCGGCGGTGTACTCCGTTAAACGTAGAGACTTCGACCTAGTTAAGTCTAAATTCGAGTCCCAGGAGTTTGTACTGCCGTCTATCGAAGCAGACATATCAGACGACACCGCTATTATGGACTACCCGAGTGCCTTCACAGGTAAGCCCGCCGCTCATCTGTTCTTCCAGTGTATGACTGTTAGGGACATGGGTAAGACAGTTGTTAAAGGTGATGGGTACACAGACGATTTGTTCCGTGCCCTAGTGCTAGGCGCTTCCCGTGCATTCGATCCTAAGGTGATCGAGTACCTAGCAACTCGTAGGAAGACCAAGCGCGGACCGGTTGCCTTAGGTTCTATGATAGGGCTAACGTCAGGCGGCATGACTTCTACCAGCCGCGCCATCTCTGCTGCCCGTGCAATCCCGAGGATAGCCAGTGTTGGCATGTTGTCCCGTCGTTAATTTCATGTACTTAACCAATCGAGAGTGCCATGCCTGACCTGAAAACTCCCCGCGAACTTGAGCTCGCCCGCACGTCTCTCACCGCACGAGTAGAGAACACCGAGGTGGGTGTGTGCCCTGTCTGCCACTCGACGATGAATGTTGCCAAGGTGGGTGACCTAGATTGTTACGTGTGCCTACCTTCGTGCCGCATCTGTCTTCCTCTGAAAGACGACGCTAACCTTTCCCAGTAAGGACGCCATGTTCTCCACCACTCGTAGGTTCTCTGTCTCTAACGGATCATTAGCTGTCCGGAATCGGCCGGCCGAAAGCAAGGTTGTGGCTCGCACCTCCGCGAGGTCCAACCCTCAGAACGAAGAGCTGGCGGACGCCCTCCCCTTCTTCTTCTCCGGCGCCGGCGGCATTAGCAACAGCGCACGGATGACGGCGAGTGGCCCTCTTGCCTTGTCCTACCTCCTTACAGGCATCGTCCCTAACAACGAGGACCTGCTGCGCCGTTTCTACCGAGACATCTACGCCTACGATACAGTGAGCGGCGCTTGTATCGACATCATGTCGACCTTCCCGTTTAGCGACTACTCTTTGAATGGTGCTACCAAAGACCAACTAGAGAAGTTCGAGGAGAGCCTGTTCCGGATTAACATCCGCTCTTTGATGCCGGAGATCTCGGTAAACCATTTAGTAGATGGTGCCTTCTGTGGCACCCTGGCATTCAACCCTACGTCCAAGGTTTTTACTGACGTGCTGTTGCATGACCTAGATCGTTGCCGCATCGACCCTGTACCTTTCTACAGTGCCGACCCTCGCATCACTGTCATCAATGACGAGAAGGTCAAGAACTTCTTGAGTTCGGATAGCCCGTACTTCCAGAGCCTCCGCAAGAACTTTGCTGCCTCGTTCCTGGATGCGTTACGTGCCGACGCCTACGAGCTCAGCCCTCTTACTACCATCTTTGTGCCTCGGCGTTCTACAGTCGAGCGCCCTATCACCTCCATCCTCAAGCGCATCTTGCCAATCTACTTGCTCGAGAAGCAACTGTATCGAGGCACTCTGACAGAGGCGCACAAACGGCAACGGGCTATGTTCCACGTTACTGCAGGCGACGACCTGTGGGAACCGACGCCGGAAGAACTGGATGCACTTACTTCCATCTTCCAACAAGCTGAGCTGGATCCCCTCGGTGCCATTGTTACCACGCGCAGTGGCGTGCAAGCCTCCGAGTTGAGGCAAGGGGGCGACTTCTGGAAATGGACGGATGCTGCAGACAGCCTAGTCAACTACAAGCTACGGGCGCTAGGTATATCCGAAGCCTTCTTGTCTGGCGACGCTAATTTTAGCAATGCAGAGACTGCGGTGTCGGTGTTCATGGAGAACATGGACGCTTATCGCAATCACCTAGACTACAAGGTCATCTACAACCGCATCTTCCCTGTCATCTCTTTCACTAACGGGTTCTTCCGCGACAGCTCTAAAGGCGGATCTGCCGGTACCCTCAGCCGGTCGCAGTACGCTATCAACAACCAACGCGACTTGGTTATACCGAAGTTGGTCTGGCACAAGAAACTCTCGGCTAAAGCTGAGAAAGACCCGTTTGAGGTGCTGGAGAAACTGACGGAGAAAGAGATTCCTGTGCCGCTGCGTATGTGGCTGGCTGCCGGTGAAGTCGATTTCGATAACCTGGTTCGCGAGCTGGAAGAGGACAAAGGCATTCGCGAGAAGATTGCTGCCTTTACAGGCGCCTCAGTTGGGTACGGAGAAGATGGCAAGAGTGGTGGTGGCTCTGGTGACGAGGAGTTTGCTACGTTAAGTGCAGCCCTCAAAGGCACTCGCCGCAAGATTCCTCTGCTAGCCCGCAAGTTCGGCGCCGCAAGTGAGGTGGTAGGGCAAACCAAAACAGGTAAGCCTAAGGCAATCCTCAATCAAGTTGGCGCCAACGCCGCCCTCAACAGAAAGATCGCGGACGCTGTGGTGAAGATGCGCGACCCGAGCTACCGGGCAGGCGTCAAAGCAAACGTGAAGGCCAAGTTTGGCCGCTTCCCTAAGATAATGTGAGGACGTATGGATACTCCTAAAGAGGTTATCACCTTCGGTAGACAATTTTTGCCGATGTTATCTGGTAACGGATTCTACGAGGCAATGAACGAAGAGCAGGAGCGCCGGGTAGATAGGTTCCTGAAAGCTCTCAAGGATAATAGCTTCCCGGAAGAGAAGGACAAGACCGGTAACGAGTACGCTTACCTTCGTACCAACGGCAAAGTTCGGGTACGATTCAGTTATAGGTACGGTAAGGGGTACTCTGCTATTCTAGGGATAGAGGCCGTATGATCCCTAAAGCCCCTACCGTAGCAATACAGGCGAGAGTGAAAGGAGGAGTCTACACCTTAGGGCTCCTCCTAGAGGCCAGTGACTCCAAGATCACTACTCGCGTCTTGCGTGACCTAGTTACCCTCAAGGCCGCGGCCACTACCCAGGGGGTAGAGCTGCAGGTGGCCTCGTCGAGTGACCTACTGGACAAGCACCTCAAGGAATTGAGGATTCGCCGTACGCCTGACCTAGGTCAAGCAAGCTACTGGCGCATCTACTACTCCGACGTTCCGCCGGAAGCTCCTGAGACGGCTACTCAGACAGAGTTGATTCAGATTGATCCTCCGCCTAAGACGCCGAAGGCTTTGCGACTCGATCCGAACTTTAGCGAGGATGTGGTCTACAGGGACATCAAGCAGATACCTCCCTCTATCGATATCGACAAACCTGCTCCGTGGCATAATGCGGATCCCCTGGCACAGGACTTCTAGCAAATGAACATTCGACAGGTGCTAAGGCTGCCTCTGGCACAGAAGAAGGTGCTCTTCAAGAAGGCCCGCCGGGCGTATTACAACGACGCGCAAGGCCGGACGTTGATGTCGGATGACGACTTCGACCGTCTCGAAGAGTCTATCCGAGACGAAGATCCTGACTGGGCAGAGCTCAAGAAAACAGGAGCGCCTATCCAGAAGAAGGTGAAAGTAAAACTCGAATACAAGATGCCGTCTCTGGATAAAGTGAAGCCCGAGACGGTTCAGCGTTTTCTGGACGCACATCGAAAGAAGATCATCAATACCAGCCTCAAGCTAGACGGCACTGCCATTCAAGTGCATTTCGATAAGCAAGTGCCGGTTGCCGCCTTCACTCGAGGCAATGGTGACGTAGGTGGGGACATCTCCTTCCTCATACCTCACCTGAAAATTCCCCGCAAGATTCCGTACTCCCGCAAATTCGTGGTGAGATGCGAGGGTGCGTTCACCGCCTCTGCTTTCAAGAAGTACGCCCATGAATTCGACGCTGCTCGCAATGCAGCCTCTGGTCTCCTGAATCGTGGCAGCAACAAGATCCATACTGCCATCCGCGACCTAGACGTTATCGTTGTGCGAGTTCTGGAGCCTCGCATTCAGCACTCTAAGGGACTGGCGTACGCCAAGAAGTACGGCTTTCAGGTGGTGCCTAATATCTCCAAACCTGCCGAGTCCCTTCGCCCTGACCGGCTGGCGGCCTTGCTAGACAAGAAAAAGGCGAGCAGCAAGTACCAACTAGACGGCTTGGTACTGACGCTAGACGAAGTCAATCCCCGAGACACCACTGAGAAACCTTCTTACGCGGTCGCCTTCAAGACGGTAGGGGACACTTTCCTTGCTCGTGTGGTAGACATAGAGTGGCAAGTAAGTGCACACGGTGTCCTAGTTCCTGTAGCTATACTGGAGTCAGTATGAACGTCTACGTCTTGATGGATAAGGCAGAGAAAGCAGACATTTGGCTTAGCCCTAAGGTGGCACTACTCTGGGAGCCTTTTTATGTAGGTAAAGCTAACAATGTAGAAAGCAGGTTGCTTACTCACGTATTTAGACCTCATAACAAAGAGCTCTACGAAAGGTTGACAGGCGTAGAGGAGTTAGAGGTTTGTGTTATACCCTTCTCTTCTGAGGAAAAGGCGTACGATTTTGAAGCTAGACTAATCCCTTATCTAGGTAGAAAGGACCTAAAGGAGGGTCCTCTCTTAAATAAGAGTAATGGGGGTGAAGGCGTAGTGCATCCTTCTTTTGCTTCGATTCAAAAGCGCCGCCTCAGGTTAAGTGTGGCTAGGTCTGCCTACTTGTCCAAATTAGCAACCCAGTTTCCTGACGAATACGCTTCTTACCTCAAACGTCTTCATTCGGGGTTAAACCGTTACTATCGTAACGTATCTGCCACAGCTCTCTCTAAGAGAGCACAGGCTTCTGTAGTAACTCGGCGAGCCTCTGGTATGGATGTGGTTAGTGCTACCAACCGCCGAAAGACTTTGCGTAATAAGTATATTACCAAGTATGCCGACCTACTAAGACCTCTTAAGGGGACTTTTGAGGCTGATGGCTCTAGTTGGCTTTTTACGGACCTTGGAAATTTTTGGTGCAAGAATCACGGGTCTATTATTCAAAGTAGCCTGATGACAAGAAGAAATCTGGTGAAAAATGGTAGTCCTTGTAGTAAGTGTATTCACGAGGGAGCAATACGAGCTAATTCTAGCTCTACTTTGGCTAGGTACGAAGCCATCTATTCGTCTCTACTATCCAAGTATTCTGACAAGATATCATATCAGCAAGGATACTGTGGGATAAACGTCCCGTGTGGCCATCATCTCTCTTCAGGACGCACCTTGTCTCTAACCCCCAGAGAGGTACTAGACAGTATAGGGAAACGAGTTGGCTTGTACCTTACTGTGTGGGGGAAATCCTTATGATTACTAAGGTCAGACCCGGGGTAGAATTCGATGGAGCTATTGTCCGCAAGGCTACGGTCAACAACGCCAAGTGGATGTACGACAGAAAGATTGGACCTGGTGCAGTGGTACGCCTTGTCCGCAGTGGGGAGATCATCCCCAAGATCATTGACGTGATCAAGCCTGGTAAGCTAAAGCTTCCACCTGCTTCTGTCGGCAAATACCAGTGGGACGAGAACGGTACGCACTTCGTCCTTCTCGACAAATCTGTTAGCGTCGAAGCAAAGACGCGCGGCATTGTGCGGTTCTTCCGCGGCGTCGAGGTCGACCTCATTGGGCCTGGAGTCGCAGCCAAGCTTTACGAAGGCGGCTTCACTACGGTGCTCTCTATCTTGAGAGCTACCAAGGAGGACTTCCTGCAGCTGCCTGGTATCCAGGACAGAGGGGCTACCAAGCTCTACGCCGCGGTGCAAGTTCTCTACACTCGAGGCGTAGAGCTGCCAAAGCTGATGGAAGCTAGTGGTGCGTTCCCTCGTGGTATGGGTGAGAAGAGGATCAAGCAGATCGCCAAGCAAGCACCTGACCTACTGGGACTGGCTGACCTTACACCTAAGGCACTAACCTCCTTGTTGCTCAGCATACCAATGTTTTCTGACACGATGGCTGCGGTGTTCGTCGAGGGCATCTACCCCTTCGTTAAGTGGTTTAAGCGCACCCGAATCAAGATAGCGCAGCCGCGCAAGGTAAAGGTGGAGAGCAACCAGCTAAATGGCTTGCGGGTGTCTTGGACAGGTTACAGGTCACCCGAACAAGAAAATGCTGTGACCACGTCGGGTGGTGAGGTCGTGTCGTTCGGCGGCCAGACCCAGGTGCTTATCTACTCACCTACTGGAAAGGCATCTACGAAAGTAGACAAGGCTCAGGCGAAGGGTATCACTACCCTCACTTGGGATCAGTTCCGCAAGAAGTACAAACTCTAGAGAGGGCGACATGGTAATAAGATCCGTAGCTACGGTTGAACAGGCGAATTGGTGGGACAACATGGATTCTTCGAAGAAGAAGGACTACATCGCCCGTCACCCTAACAGTAAGTATGCCAAAGACGCAAAGGCTAAAGGGGGTAAGAAAGAAGCGAAGAAACCATCCCAGGATGCAGACAAAGAAGTTCGTCGCCTGTCCCAGAAGGAAGACTCTCTGATGGATGCTATGAGGGGGGCAGGGTCCAAGAAGGAACTAGACCTCATAGTTGATGAACTAAATAAAACGCGACAGGAGCGCAAGAAAGCTCAGCAGGATAAGGAGAGTAGAGAACGTCCTGCGTCCTCCGAATCTCCTAAGGCCGTAAGAACCAAGCTGAAAGAGCTGAGAAAGAAAGAGAGCGACCTGTGGCGACCTGTGGCCGAACTGGACAAGAAACTGAAAAGCGGTAAGCTTACGCCGGATCAGAAGAAAGATCTGAAAAAGCAACGCGACGAGGTCTACGATAGGTGGAACTCTGTTAACCGAGACTTCGTAGACCAGATGGATGAGGCTAAGAAGGATGGGGTTAACGTAGATGACCTCTGGTAGTACGTTTCTATCGAAAGGATAACATGAGAGCTATATTCAGGCTTAGGGAAGAGGCGGAGACTGTGCCGGCGGCAAAGGCGCCTCGGGGCAAAAGCAAATCGGTTGCTAGCACTGTCGCCAGATTGAAGGCGGCTAGGGTTAGGAAAGCCGTGCCTGCGAAAGGATCAAAATGAGCAGACCTAACTCCCATAGCCTCGAATTGGCTGCTTCCTCCTTCTTTACGGTGCAAGACCTGCGGACCCGAGGCAAGGAGGAAATCAGATCCAAGGTTACCGAGGTACGTCTTACTATCCCTACGCTGATTCGCATACTGGAATTGGCACGGGAAGGTATCCCTGACGACGCCCAGCTGCACATCTTTGTCGAGCACCTAATGTCGGAGATGTACATGCGCGGAACTCCTCTGGACATGGAGGCCTACTCCGAGGCTTACGCGAACTATTTGGTCGAGTGCCAGGAGTTGAACCTACCCGCTCTCACTGAGATCTCCCGCGTCCGCAAACCCGACGATGTGGATGCCAAGGTCACTTTGTCTGGATCTAAGGAGTGTGTACGGCGTGTCCAGAGACTGCTTGCCTGCATCGAATACAACGGTGGAGTAGGTCACTCTGGAACCTTCGGCATTACCTGGGACGGCGACGGCTCTGATCACATTCGTATCGACGGGTTGCCGAAAGACATCGACAAGAAGCAATTTGAGGCCCAGTCTAACTATGGGGGAGAAGTAGAGGTTGTAGGCTCAGGTGAGAGTTGCTACGTGTTGAACAGTAGCCGAGACCCTAGTCACCCTTACCTTAAGTCTCGCCGAGTGTGGCCGGCTGAAGAGACAGCTTTCGTAGAAGAAGCCAAGACCCGCCGGCCTTTCACAGGCACTGCAGGTATCTACGTGTCCCGTGAATTGACTCCTTTGTCCAAAGCTAAAGCAGTGGCCTTCTTGCGCTCGCAATTCCCTTCAGTGCCTATCAATGACGAAGACATTGAGGAGCAGCACTGCACGGTTGTATACAGCAAGACTTGCGTCCGTAACGTCGATACGGATTTGATCAACTCTGCTTCGGTAACTGCACAAGTTACCAGCTTGGAGTGGTGGGAAGGTCACGATAAGGATGGGTATTTGGTAGCCAAATTGGTCGCGCCGGAGTTAATGGAGCGCCACAAGTTCTGGCTGTCCGAAGGTGCGGTACATTCCTTCTCCCCTTACGAGCCGCACGTTACGCTGAAAACTCCTCTTACTGTTACTCCTGCTTTTGAAGAGGAGCTAGAGGCAGCTAACCAATTCCTCCACACCTTCCAGCTAGATGTAACCTTAGCAGGAGAGGTTCTAGAAGACTTGAAGGCTTCTGCTTTCGAGTAATTTCATGTACCATTTCAACCCGAAGACCCAAAGGAGAACCAAATGAGTTTTAACGTCCTCAACAGCACCAATGCCCCGGTCGATTTCACTGACGCAGGAGGCGTACGCCAGTTTATTCAACCAGGCGGCTCGATGACCGTAGGCGCTATCACTGCCTCCCTCTATCGCCGAGTCGTGGAGAATGCAGTAGCTATCCAGTCTGTGGTTGCTGACGATGCTTACAACGCAGCCCTCATCAACGAACTGGCTGATCGTGCGGCCCTCGACAAGCCGTACGCCGTTACGTGTACCGCCGGTACCGCAATGTTGTCGGCGGCGCAGGTCTCTTTGCTGGCGGCCCCGTTTATTAGCACCGTCGGCATCAGTGCTGCGGGCGCTGTCGCCCCCGGTACTGCAACCACGACCCCAATCCTGCCGGACGGTACGGATGGTCAAAAGCTCAAGCTGGTCAACGTCGGCGCCCAAACCATTACCCTGACGGACCAGGGTACCATGGCTGCTTCCAATCTGCGCCTGACCGCCGCTACCGTAGCGATCGCGGCACGCCAATCGATCGAGCTGACGTTCATCGCATCCATCGGTGACTGGGTGCAAACCGGCGCTCTGGTAGCGGTAATCTAACTTAGCTGAAAAGGGGCGCAGCTCCGGCCCCTTGCTTCCTTCTTGGAGTTTTCGTGCAAACCTTTAACTGGTACGAAAAGAACAAACAGAAGACCAATGCGGTAGGTGCAATATTGCAGGCGAGAACCACAGGCCGAGTTTTGTTAGGCTGCAGAAGCACCAGCAGCGATAGCCCGCTGACCTGGTGCAACTTTGGTGGAGGTATCGAGCTAGGTGAAGACCCTTTGGCTGCTTTGGCCCGAGAGTTCGCGGAAGAGATAGGCCGTCGAATTGACGTTTCTGAGGCGAGGCCTTTAGCCGTGTTTAAGAGCCCCGCTAAGGACTTCGCTTTCTTTACCTTGTACTTGCAGGTGGCCTCTGAGTTTATCCCGCAGCTAAACAACGAGCACGTAGGCTGGGGCTGGGCGAGCGTGAAGGCTTTACCTCGACCTATGCACCCCGGGTGCAACGACACCTTCAATCTGCCTGCGGTTGCTGCGCGGCTCGCTAGGTAACAATGATGGCCATTCCTAGAGTCTCCGTACTGGCACTCGACAGAAACAATGTGAGCAAGAAAGGTAAGCTGCCTGCTATTGACATTCTGATAGAGGACGTCAACACCGACCTTGTTCCTGTGCAAGAACGGTTCGAGCTTATGTGCCAATTGCCTCAAGGGCACTCTGCTTGGTTAGACTCGTCTAGGTCTGAGGTCGTGATACTAGGCCCCGACAACCGTTGCGTAGGCGGCTTGATCTACGAGTACGCAGACTCCACCAGCGAATTCCTCTCTATCTGTCAGGTCAAGTTGCTGAAACCTGCTCAGGGTCAAGGCTTAGTACAAGCCTTCTTGGAGTTTGTGATTCGCACACACGGTGGCGTCTACTCTAGCAGTTCCGTCAGCCCCGGGCTGGTCAAGATCTTTAAGGCGTTGGCTGACAAGCACACTGCCTACATTGTGTGGCCGGCTGCTGGTGCTCGCGCCTACGCACCGATTTCATCTTGGGATTCCGCAGGTGTGTACTCCACTTTCCC